CGATATATACATATATAGACATACGTTTATACATATGTTATTTCATATTATTTCAAGCCATTATATATTGACCGCCTGCGTGTTCTCAATCGGTTCTCAACTAGATTATGGCACAAGAACAAATGTTCTGTTTAATACATTTAATTTATTCGATATAATAAATCGAAAGTTTTCATTCTTTAGTATTCTAAAGTATTCAATCTAATCGAAAAATCTTAATATAACATCATACAGTTTAATCGTATAAAATATGTCTATCGACTTAATCTATTGTATACAACTGTATTCTATACGATTTAAACGCACGACCACCGCCAGCATGCACCATAGCTTAAAGTTATGACCAACCATAGATAAAAACTATTGTACAAACATTGGTATGTGATGTATAATGAGTGTAACGAAAGATGATAAATGTCTTTCGTGGTCTTTGTAAATTTAATATAGGAGTGTAAAATGAAAGAATTTTTATCTTTATCAAAATTGGTTGATTATCTGAGTAACAATACCCAATTACTCGAAAAACCTTACTTGATTGAAATTGAGTACAGTCAAGAAAATTGGTATAAGGTGTATCCGCTTGACGAGCGTATTTATCAAACTACTACAATTACTGATTACTTTGACGGCGACAAACATTCTAGTTTGTTTGGTAGTACTAAAAGCGGTAGCGAGTACATGATAAATCTTAGTCAATATAATTGGAAAGTGGCAAAGGTTGTATTATACGATGAAAAGCCACTTAGATAATTAAAGAATGTTTACGGCGGTAGTGGAAAGCTACCGCCAAAAGGAGAAAAAATGCAATATTTTACAATCGAGCAAGAATTTAATTATATGGATTTAGTCGAGCATTTATTAGGGTATGCAGACACTAAAAGCAAAACTATTCTTGAACTATCTCAAGAATATCAGCTAGAAGAGGTAATACTTGATACACTCGATATGAACATAGGCGAGAATGTAGACCCTTACGAGTGTATCATCGACATTGAGGATAATCCGAAAGACTATATTAATGCTATGCTAGATAATGTAGATAAAGATTATAGGGAAGACTTAGCGGAGGAATTAGAACATTTAAAATAATCACAGAAAAGACGGTACTTATGTACCGTCTTTTTTTTATACCTATTTTTAGATCACATGCGAAAAACCCATGTTATTGACAATAGTTCTCAATAAAAAGTCTCTATATTTGCGTTATACGGTCGTTTTCACATGCTCCCCTTATGATTATACGTACGGAATACAAACGCTCATACAAGCGAAAATACGTAATTATATTATAAGTCGCATTATATGGATATTTTGCGGATTATCCACCTATAGACATATACACATGTTTTGTCTCCCATAGGTAGACATAGGCATATACCGCTGGGTAAACGAGAATTATTCTCATTTGGTTTAAACACGTGTTTTGCAGGTTAAGACAATGCAATTAAATTGTATACAATAGACTTACTGTTATATGCAAGTGTGTTCATATGTTAATCATAAGTAAAACGCATACATGCATATATGAGTATATAATCATATGTATAACTCATTGTATTAAATCCTATTGTATAAAATACAATTGTATATACATCACCTGCAAAAACCATATTAAAAACTTTAGATATCAAACAAGAATGATAATATTTGTCAATAACATATGGAATATTTTCGATATACAACGGTATCCACTACAGAAAAACAAATAACATTCTTATATACACATACAAAAGACCTATTGTGCATTCTCATTTAGCCGATGCCCCTAGAATTCATTTATTTAGCGTATACGGCGTTTTATGTCTTTTACATACAATCATAAGGGTAAATCTGTAGACCGCCCATATAGGGCAAATAAATAAGCGTTTTATTGAGAATGTTTCTCATTTTTATAGCATTTTTACATATTTTTTTACAAATGCTTGACAAATGATTTCTTTTGTGATATTTACATATATTCATTATATATACGTGTTTTTCTTGCCATAGCTTGGGGTTATGGTTGCCATAGTTAAAAACTATTAGATATAACACCATAAAGATGAGACAATAAGCATAACAAAGGTGGTTATATCCTTTATGGTCTTTGGTTACGGTTGCGAGGTATAAAATGGTATTGAAAGAAAATGAATGTAAACAATTATTTCAAAGCGGTGTTTATGCAATCAAACGGAATGCAAGAGATAAAGACACATGGAATAAAATTTTATTGTTGTCTCAATCACTAAAAGATATATTCTGTGATTTAGATTGTGAAAATGATAACATATTAAATTATATGTTTGACATTTTACATGTGTTCCTAAGACACTTTAAAAAGCGTTTGACACAAACGCAAGGTAATGCATTTAAAACGGCAGTTTTATGCCAAATAAAAGCCGTTGCACTTACACGATAGTTTTAACCATGCGGAGGGCAAACCAGGGAATTATCAGAAGTTTTAAACATATTAAACATAGGCGGAGCGTTAGTATTTGCTTATGTGGTTGTACGTATGATACAGCATGCGTATAATTCTTTAGTTTTAATCAAGAGGGCAAACAAATGAAGGCGTACAGCTTTAGCGAGTTAAACCGTAGCACTCAAATAGATATAATCTATGGTAAACTCTTAGACGTTCAGAAAATGGGTCTATTCAACGAATTAGCAGAATATATTATTGACTATCAAGTCAATCCATTCTATGAGCAAACAGACAGCGAATTATATGACATTAACGGAAATTGTGTAAAGGAGATTAAATAATATGAGAATTTACAATATGGAAAGTGCACGAGGTAATAAAATTGCTAGTCAATTCAAATTAATATACAATAATTTTGTGGCTTTTCAGTCTTATGAGACCCTTATTTCTGTATACGACTGTAAAAATGATACGATGTACACAGACAAAGAATTCTATTCTACTACTACAAGTAAATACAGAAATTTATTCAATAAAGAATATCAACCACTATCTATTATTAAAGTTGATAATGAAGAATTACACAGAATTATTGAAAGGGGTTAATTATGGAATTTTTAACATTATTAGAGTATGCACGACAATATAGAAATGAAATGAAAACGCTTGACGGACTAAAGGAATTTTTAGAACGTATTCAAGATTTTGACAAGTATGATATACAAGCGTTTGACATACTAACAAATGATTTAAACATAAATGAAAGTAGCGAAAAAATCAAAGACGGTGACTATAGATATTATGATGACATATATGAATATGTAGATGAGTATTTTTCTAATAGCGGAATTCATAATATTCCTTATTGGGTGTCTATCGATTATGATACTACATTTAGAAATATATGTTGTGAATCTCAAATAGCATACACAGATAAAGACAGCCCATTTATCGAATATTATTAAAATCGAGGTATAAAAATAAATGATTCTACCTAAAGTAAAAACGCTCTATGATATCTACAAATATTATAAAAATGATTTTGTTATTATTGCTTATGATGATACTATATGTAGTAAGATATATGATTTTATGATAGGAGATTTTGCAATTAGAGTATACTTGCGGAACATTACATATTTCTTACGGTGAAAATAAACCGACGTGGCTATAAGAGAGGTGATATAATTTGTCATTAGTTATCTTAAGTTTAATTGTTGTCTTCATGCAATGGACGAAAAAACAAGGATTATAATAGTAGTATAAAAACCACGGTTAAGCCGTTGTATTTAACCGTGGTACATGGAGTTTTATTATGGAACAATATAGAATAGTCGAATTATTTAACGCCAATAGTGAAATATATTGGAATATTAATAAATTTGTAGAGTCTCAAGGATTCTCAAACGTAGTGGAATATTGTGCGGAGATACTTAGTAAAGTGGGTTCAGTTGATTGGTGTACAGCTACCGTAAAAGAAGACATGTACAACCAATCTAACAGAGACCTTGAACTTATCTATGAGGATACAATAGAACGACTAGAACGGAACTATAAACTTTGTTATATTCCTTGTAATGGAACATTACAAGATATTTCTACCCTTGACCATATTCCGTGGTGCGATGTCATTAAGCTAGAAATTAAAGACAAAACATTAGAAATTACAACCGCATACCATGGCGGACGAAGTACGTATGTAGTATATTGTATGGACTCAAATAGTCCTACGGTTGAAGAGTTCTATAATGAAAAACAAGAAAATAACTATAATTATGAACATGGTGCAACTTTAGACAACGACAAGGACATACAAGAATATATAAATACTTATTGTTTATCTATGTATGATTTATTTTACGAGGGGAAAATTTAAAAATGACTCAATATATTGAAATGATAGTATCATACAATGACTATCATAAAACTGAATACCGCCGTAAATTCTATGTACAACCACGGCGAGTACTAGAGGGCGGTAATTATGAGCCGTGCCATACGGAATACAACTCTAAATATTCCGATGAATACGACTTTTACCACGCAATTGAAGAAAACGGCGGTTATAATTATATAGCCGTTCCTAAGCCTTATTATAGAATTATAACGCCTTATGCGGTGATTGAAGTTAATTGCAATGATTATTTCAAGGTCTTTCAATCTGTTAATCACTTACAGTATGAAGAGTTGATGGCGGAGGAATTGCAAGAAGGTAATTATATCGAGGTGAAAGAATATGATCCACCGCAAGAAATTTCATATATTGAGACCTATTAAATAGAGCCGACGGAGTATACAATTGTATACTCCGTTTTGTTTTATTCCGTTGTTTTATTCATATATCACCCCATGCAGCACATTCTCAATTAGACAACCTAAATGATAATACCAGCATAAAAACATATGTATTGAGAATACTTATCAATAAAACATTCGTTTAAATCTCTTGTATGGTGTCTCTAAAGACTTCCGCTTATGATTATATGTAAAACATCTCAAAACGCATACAAGCGAAAATACGCATTTTTAAAGCATATAAATTCTAATGAATCTATAACGGATATATCCACGGTGTACATATGAATTCTTTTGTTTGTCTGTGGTAGACATGGGCAAAAATCATTGGTTTTTGATAATCGTTTTCAATATATGTGTTCCGCAGGTTGCCATAGATTTAAACTATGGTGATACCGCTTGATATAACCTATATGTATTACCGCATATGCTTGCAACATGAGATAATAAGACCATAGAAAGGGGCAACGGTGTTTATGTTGCTATTGGTGAAATCATGAGAAAACAACAAATTAATAAGATATATAAACAATACTCAAAGGATTATCTTGTCAATATGGTATATCGCTTAGGGCATGACTATGATTATACATGTGAATTGTTGGAATATAGTCCATGTGAACGATACACAGACTACGCCACTAATCATGCTCATGACGTGGCAAACGCTAACAACAATATAGAGGAATTATGGGAATGTTCAAAAGAATATTTATATAGAGATATGATTGATTTAATTAATGGCCTTAACAATTTAGTAGACGATTGGGAAGAGTAGGATTAGGGCGGTCTAGTATTCTATCTGAAAGAGAATAATAACAGTTGCAAACTGTTGACGGTATACAATTATGTATACCGTCTTTTTATGTCTTAAAACAATAGAAATAAAACAATCGTTTTTACAATCGCATTTACATATGCTGTATACTATTAAGAAAACATAAGTACTCTATTGTTTTAAAGCCATAAGGATATTATTGTATTTTCTATTATGTATAATCAATAGATGTAGTGTTATGTGGTTACATTGGTTTATACGTTGGTTTTGCATTGGTATGTGGCTATGGTTTGCGTCTTAAGTACTAGAGAGTTTGTGAGTCTTATTGATGACGACACCTAAGAAATACCCCACTATGGGACTGCTAATGTCCCACCATATGACCCCACCAATTGCTATTACTATAGGGCAACAATCGTATAACTTAGGTGCATACATAAGTATCTACATATACCAATATATTCATATGTAATCAACAATGATTATACAATCGTTTTTGCCTATGCATATACTATAGACCACATATAGTCCATACTAATTGATAACATAAGTGAGAGCAAATGTAATATTATGGGTATTCTATTACGTTGATTCATTGGAAGGCGTTGGCTTGCCCTAGTGTTGTGTACATATGTATAACTGCTCATGTGTTCCCATAAGACACCCCATAATACATCGAAAATTTTCAATATCCAAAAGGGATAACCATTCTCTGCTGGGGGCGGTTATATTACACCAAACTCTCGCTGCATACTACAGATTAAAGCATATGTCCATACACCAGTCTACTACAATGGTATATACTATGGGTTTCTACACGACACATACAAACATAAGTATATACTGTGGTTTACAACATAAGAACCACAACACATATGTATAATGTAATTGCAAATACTATGGAGAATACAATCGTTTAATACGATTAATATCATATAAAAAACATATAGAGAAAACTATGGATTATCCAATCGAGGTATGCTATGGTAAAAACAATCGCTTAAAAATTTTGTAGAAAATTTTATGAATTCATATAAAAATACTTATTTATTCTATATAGAAAACCATAGTATAGTGCTATAGAGAATACAATCGCTTGATTATATATAGATGTAATCATAAGATGGTGATATGTTTAAAACATATGACTAGATGTTTGTCCTTATAGTATTGTGAAATACATTACAACATAGTTAATCACCATTATAGAATGGTGATTGTTGTTTCTTAGTCAGAATAATATGCTTGCACCGCCCTAGTGATAAAATACCAGTTGTACGTCATACTAATGTACTGTCTACTAGTGGTGCGTACATATGTTCGGCATACTATAGAAATGACATAAGTTCCTCTATAGATGCGTTTCATGGGTTGACGACAAAATGATAAAAACCCCTGCAATTAACATATGTAATTAATAATGGTTATTCATATGTGAAGATAAACAGGGGTATAAATCTGTGGTAGATTTTCTTATGACCTGGTGATAATTTTTAAAACTTCATCAAAATTTCATAATCGCTATAAACGCAGTAGCCGTATGGGCTCATCGGTCTTTATACCTAACGGAGAATCATTATTACTTCCGATAATTGAAAAAATAGTGTTACAAAATTTCAATGTTTGACACTATAAGTAGAAGACTAAAGTTTTTAAGTCTATAGGTTTTAAATCGATGGATTTATAATCAGGTGTTTAGGCTAATAGTCTAAAACAGTTTGTCTAAAGCATTGTGCTCCAAACTTTAGATACTGACTAAGTAACACTCCGTAGGAGTATTGCGAAGCAATCTAAAGAAGCATGCTCTTTAGAATACATAAGTATAAAACCTATAGGATTCCTTGACAGGAATAAACACTCCGTGTTTGCTCTATAGTCAGATTATGATTACAGCCTAAAGCAGTAGACTCAAAACCTAAGCAAAAGCATGAGCCACATGCATTAGACCAAACATATCAAACATAAGAATACACAAAAGGGGTATACATAAGTATATACCATAAGATATAAACTCATGTATGCCCCTTTATAAGACTTATATTAATACTCTGGAAATTCTCTAATGAATTTCTGACCCAAGTATAAGAACGTAAAGACGATAACCCATGCGAACAATGAGTATTCTACTTGGGTTGTACCAGTAAAGATGTTATCAAGTACTGCTCCACCAAATGCAATAGCTACAACAATATAGATAATACCGACAGTACGTGGAGATGTAAACCACCCCAAAACAAGTGCGATAGCCAGGGAAATACCTGTGATTAAACCCCATAATAAAACTAATGCAATCATAAGTAACCTCCTATAAGGACATGATAGAATAAACTTTAGTATTTAATTCCTCGGTTGTAATGCCAATGTAACGCATTGTGATGGCTTCTGAGGAATGATTAAAGACTTGCATAAGATATGCAATTGGAACACCTTTGCGATATGCATGATACCCAAATGTTTTTCTCATGGAGTGTGTACCAATGTTATCAAGTCCACACTTAATGGATGCTGCTTTGATTTTTCTCCATGCTTGCACAGTGGTAATATGACCATAACCAGAACGGCTTGGAAACAACCAATGCTTACATTTGGATGCGTATTCGCACAATATATTATATACCGACTTAGACAATGTAAATCGTTTAAATTTACCTGTCTTTTGTTCATATAACTCCATCTCAGGCTTTACATCTTCTACTGTTAGACCGACTAAATCGCTGATGCGGAGACCAGAGTTGATACCAAGGGTGAATAACATGCGGTCTCTCTCATTACCGAGAGCTGTACGCATTTCATTAACCTTTGACAAGTCCCTGATTGGTTCTGTTGTATTAGCCATAATATATTTCCTCCTGTATCATACTTCTGTTGTTAACTATATGATACACTAGGGTCTTGTTTTTGTCAACACTTATTTTAAAATATTTCAGGAGATATACATATATGCAAGAAGTCGCATTAAAACGTAAAAAGGGATATGAGAATCGCATTGATTTCTTTGGACTTGGCGATGATGTTACCGAAGCAAGAAACGCAGGGAAATCATATATGTTGATTGCACGAGAGCTTAATAAGAAACATAAAAAAGAACTACAGTCAATCTTGATTACTCCGAAAATGGTTGGCGATTGGTGTCGTACTAATTTAATACAAGAGCAGTCACCAACGCAAGAAACAGAGGTTATTAATACATACAATGAACAAAAAGGTCTCCTTGAGTTGGTTGAGACACAACTTGAGATGATTCAATTGTTTATCGATGATTTACAATGTCAAGACATCCAAGGCTCTGTACCGTCTGACCTTTTGTATGACCGTATGAAGAATCTTATGTTAGACCAAGAGAAATACATTGGGCGGAAACAGTCTATTCTCAAAGACATGCAAAATATCGCAGAAAAGATATACACTTTCCAAGCAATGAACGCTATTATACTAGAAATCATGCGTATGGTCGAACAAGAAGACCCTGTTTTAGCCGAAAAAATCAAGAATAATATGAAAGAAAACAAGATTTTATTGGCGAATTATGCTAAAATTCAACAAAATTCATAAAAATTCTGTTAAAAAGTGTTACAAAATCAAAATGTTTTATACTATATATAGAGAGCAATTTCTACAGGAGGTGTGTTCATGGCTGAAAACATTTTAGACTCGCTCTTAGGTGCATCCATGGCGAACACAGAGTCCACTGGTAACACACCTACTGACAAAGATATTAGTGCTACTAATTTAGAACATTTTGCAAAGACATATTTCCCTCATATCTTTTCAACACCGTTTTGTGAGTTTCATCACTCAATGTTTAAAGATGCGGAGAATATGATTTTACATTTTGACAATCTACACAATAAATTCGTTCGAGCTGCACCACGAGGTCACGGCAAAAGTCGTATCATCTCGGTTGTGTTTCCGATTTGGTTGATTGTGTATGGATACCGCAAGAACATACTGATTATATCAGATACCTTTGAACAAGCCAAAGAATTCATTCAGACGATAAAAGATGAGCTAGAAGATAATGAACGTCTGAAAAAGGACTTTGGTCTTTTAAAGGGTGATAAAACTTGGGCGTCCGACAAGATTGTAACAAAGAATAAAATACAAGTATTTGCAAAGTCAAGCGGACAGTCGCTCCGTGGCTCAAGTTACAATAATATTCGACCAGAAGTTGTAATATTAGATGACCTTGAGAATGACGAAGCGGTTGAAACTGAAAATCAACGCAAGAAATTATATGATTGGTTTATGAAGGTATTAATGCCAATTGGTAACCCAAGAACCGTATTCTTGTATGTTGGTTCTGTTCTTCATTACGAAGCATTGTTATATAAAGTATTAACGGAACCGAAGTTTAATAACTGGAACCGTGCTATTTATAAAGCTGTATATTCCTTTTCAGAAAACCCAAGATGGGCGGTATGGGAAGAAATATTCAACGACTTATCTGACCCTAATGCTGCACAAAACGCAGCCGATTATTTTAACGACCATCGAGATGAAATGATGGAAGGCGTTGAGATAATGTGGGAGGGCAGAAACTTTGGCTTGTTTGAATCCCTCGATTGTTCATACGAAGAAAAGATGAGGTTGTCTCGTGATAACTGGTATCAAGAACTCATGATTTTACGTATGCAAGATGACGAGGCTTTTAACTCGGAGTATCAAAACAATCCAATGACCGAAGAGAGTCGTATTATTAAAGACTCATGGATTAAATCTAATTATTATGACGACACGCAACTACCTAAGATGAAACAAATTTATGCGGCCGTCGATGTATCCATGGGTAAATCACGTACGTCTGACTACTCGGCAATACTTGTGGTTGGTCGTGGCGTAGATAACTATTTTTATGTTCTCGAAGCAGATGTCGAAAGACGTTCGCCAGACATAATTATTAATGATATTCTATTATACCTTGATAAATACAATGGAAAACTTGACGGTTTTATCGTTGAAGAAAACGTATTCCAAGAGTTTTTCTCTAAGACATTACAACAGACTGCACTGGATATGGGTCTGTATGTAAACTGGGTGTCTGTTCGGTCTACTGCGAGCGACAACAAAGGAACTCGTATACGCTCGCTTGCTCCGAAGATTAAACAAGGGTATATTAAATTTAATAAAAATCATCGTGTACTTGAAAGCCAACTAAAGAACTTTCCGAAAGACCATGACGATGCACCTGACTGTTTGGAACGATGCATTTCAAAATTCATGGAAAACTCTTCGACAATCAACGTTGGTGCAATGGGTACACTTAGGAAGAAACGTATGGACACATTATCATTCATGAAAGGTTGGAAACGATGAGTTTGAAGCAAAAGATATTAGCATGGATGAGTGCCCTCGTTACACGAGATACGGTTGCAAACATAAGTCAGACATGGTTTGGACGTTGGGGTCGCACCTCTCGTAGAAACACAGAGATGAAACTGAGTGTGGAAGCTCTACGGAATATGGCGAGGACACCGATTGCTCGGTCAGCCATCAATCAGATTAGAGAGGGCGTTCTCGCACTCCCATGGGAGGTTGTATCAGTCGATGGTAATGAGAATAAAAAAGCTATTCGACTTGTCAAAAACATTATCAACCAACCTAACCCAGTCGATGACTACTATGACTTTATGGGTAAATTATTCGAAGATTTAATCGTTTTAGACATTGCATTTTTCGAACAAAAGGTTGTTAAACGAGATAGACCTTTGTACTTGTTCCCTATTGATGCTCAAACGATTGAAGTTGCAACGAACTGGACAGGTGATTTAAACCAGCCACGATACTTGCAAAAAGTCAATGGCTTACAAGAGTGGTATAAATGTGACAAAATTGCAATGTTACAACGAACGAAGTTGACTTATGATGAATTCGGTTATTCACCATTAGAACAAGCATATCGACACATTATGTACTTACAAGAGGTACAAGCATATGCAAACGATATATCTTCTAATGCCATGCCGAAGTATTTAATCAACCTTGGCGATAAAGCATCTCAAGAAGAAATCGAAAAAGTTCGAGTTTATATTGAAAACGAAATCCAAGGTCAATCTGCTGTTGCAATCGTTGGTACGACAGCATTAGATGCCAAACAAGTATCTCCAATTGGTGACGAGTCAGCATCATTAAATTGGCAAAAGCTGTTGTTGCAAATTATTGCTACATGCTTTAATATTCCGCCAGAACGGCTTGGGGTTGCTATCTCAAATGACCGTTCGACATCATCTGAAAAAGATAACGAGATGTTGGAATACACAATTAAGCCATGGGCGAAGATATTCGAACGTGCTTTTAATAAGTATGTAATCGATAGACTTGGCTATAGTGGTAAAATTGAGTTCCGTTTTGTGTTTACACCAACTAAGGCACAACAAGCGGATGCTGTAGAACGTGTTCGTAAGTTGGTTGACGGAAACATTATTACAATTAACGAAGCAAGACAAGAACTCAATGGTGTTCTTGGGATTGGTCTTTCCGATATTCCATCAGGAGATAAACTCTTGAATGAATATAATACATCTCTAAGTGGTAATGAAGACACCACCCCTTCAACCACAACAGAGAAATCTACGGAGAAAGGAGAGAAAACGGATGAATAAGCATAAAGTTTCCTTACAAGCTAGTGCAATTAGCGTTGTTTTAGATAATTCACATCCCAATGCAATGCGATTTACTGGCACATGTATGTTCTTGAATACTCCATCTGACTATACACCTGGTGGTATCAATAAACCTGTGTTATTGACATCGGAAGAAGCAGAAAAAAGTGCATCAACAATGAACCTTATGGGTATTAACTGTGATTATGAATCATGGATGTTCCCTGATGAAGTGATGATGGCTCACGACCGTCGCAATAAGATTGGTGTTGTTGAAAAATGCTGGGTTGATGGCGATGAGTTGAAATTCACAGGCATCATGTATAAGAACGATTTCCCAGATATTGCCGAATTCATTAAGAAAACAGTAGACTCCCTTGGGTTCTCCGTGGAAGCAATGTTCAATATTAATGAACATGACGACTACATTGAAGCAAAAGACGTTGAATTTACTGGGGTTGCAATGCTATTTAAAGATGCAGCCGCATATCAAAATACGTATATCGCAGAAATTGCCGCTAAGGCGAAAGGAAAACAACTAATGGAAAAACAAGAAATTCAAAACCTTATTGAAGAAACAATCAAGGCTCAATTAGAAGCTAATGCTAAGGCTGAACAAGAAAAAGCGGAAGCACAAGAATTAGCAAATGCAAAAGCAGAAGTTGAACGCTTGACTGCTGAATGTTCCGCAAAAGACGAAGCAATTGCTGAAAAAGATGCAAAAATCGCAGAACTTGAAAAAGCGGTTGAAACTAAAGATGCTGAAATCGAAGCAAATAAAACAGAAGAAACTGTAACTTCTGATGTTAAAGGCTTAGAAACAAAAGCAAAAATGGACGCAGGCAAGAAAAAAGAAACACCTAAATCTTTTGCTGATGTTGTTCGTAACGCAATGAAATAATCGACAGACATCTTTTATTAATCATTTACAAATTACAGGAGACATAAACTAATGGCAGTAACAAAAACAGCTTTTATGAGTGCAGCCGCTGTTGCGGACTATAATCAATCTCACTACTTGGAATTACCAAAGTTCCAATCTGAAATTCTTGACTTGTTAAATCGTCAAGTGACAATTCGTGACCGTATCAAATCCGTAATGGCAACAGGTCATCCATCTCGTTACTTCGAACAAACAAAACTTGCTCACAACGCTAAGTTCGTAAACGCACGTACAGGCGACTCTGGTAAGTTCGGTGGTGTAACTGATGAAGATTACGGTCGTGTAGAACGTGCGTTGTTCATCAAAGCGATTACAAGCGGTATTAAATACTCCTTGTTTGACCAAGATGTTGTAAAACAACAAGGCGATGCATTGGCTGAACAACTTTTGAACAAAGATATGGCAGATATGCTTGTTGATGTATACAAAACTTCCAACAAAGCAATTTGGACTGGTGCAGCAACTAAAGTTGATGACTCTACATCTCTTGAATACTGCGGTTTGGCTACACAAATTACTGATGCAGTATCTGTGGCTAATCCTTACAGCTTTGCAACAGGCACAGGCGAATTCGTAACTGATGCAATCCGCACTAAAATGGCTCAAAACTTGGCTAATACTGATTTCATCGGTCGTCCAACTGCAATCTATGCAAACCCAATGACTATTGACTACATCAGCCGTTCTGAATTGAAACGCCCTGGTGTTGCATTGAACCAAGATGCACAACAAGTTGATTTGGGTAATGGCTTTATTGTAAATACAATCCGTACACAAGCAGGTTTCTTACCATTGATTCCTGATAACTATATCCCATTCGATGCTGGTACTAAGAAACATACATTATATGTTGTAAACGAAGACCTAATCGAACGTCATTGGATTGGTGATTCCGAAGCTCGTGTTTATAAAATGGGTCTTAACCAAGGCTTATTGGACGAATACGTTGCAGTATTGTTCGATGCTGTTGTTGCTAAGGGTACTTCTGCTGGTGCTCACTTCAAAGTTGAATTCACAGAAGCATAATTCAAACGATTAATCACAGGGGTGTCTTATGACACCCCATTGTCTTAACCGAATGGAGAAACACATGTTAGTAACTTTAAAGAACACGGATGCGAAACGCATTTATCTCTGTGGTCGAATCATTGATTCTGAAAACGGTCGTTTTGAAGTCACAGAAGAAGAATATGCGTTAAACGAATCCATTTTAGAGCCTGTTGATAAAAAAGCAGGTAAAGTGGTAAAACCACTTGAAAAAACCGAAGATGTAATAGACGAAAAACCGTCCAAATAGGAGTAAATCATGTCGATGTATTTAGAACCATTTGAGATAGAAGAATATGGTACAATAATCCCATTTGATGAAGCTCATGTTAAATTCGCATCGACAATGATTGATGCTTACATTGGAACAAACAATGGGAAATCCAAATTTACATCTAACACGACAACCGAAGTAATCAAGCCAACACGCAAAGGATTGTTGATACTAAAGAATGACCCTGTGATAGACATTGTTTCTATACAAGGGGTAACAACAAGAGACGCACATGAAGACGGAGTTGAGATTGAACCATATTTATATGACTTTGATGGCAGTAAATATGTGTATTTATCAAACAATTCCGCCAATATGACATACTCTAAGATATTCTTACGAAACGCAAGATATTACAAAGTCACATACAAATACGGATTCGATGAAATCCCAGAAGAAGTCAAAACGGCGTGTGCGATGCTTGCAATGAATATCTCTCAAGTATCAACATTTACTGCATTAGATTCTATGACTACTTTGGATGCTAGATTTTCCCTTGCTGACCCTAATCTGTTTACTAATGAGATTAAGTCTCTACTGTCTCGCTATCGATTCTAAACGGAGGTATGTATGAATCCAAAATATACACCAAAGTTTGATTGTACACGTATGTTCGCATCGTGGCGTGAGATAATAACCTGTATAGGCAAGAAACCAGAATATGTACTATTTACTCGTATCGGTCGTGGTACAAAGCGTTTTCTTGTGAATAACGTCAGATGGGGAAGTCTAATGTCAGATTCTTCGCTAGAAAGTGGAGACATCTGTCAGCGGTCAAACGGAGATACGCTGTTTTTGGTCGCTAAAACAAACTCATTCAACGGTGATAAGGGTGAGTTTTATACAACAAACACTACAGTAAATCTTTATAAAGTTTCAAATCAATTAGATGAATACGGCAATACAGCTGGAACATCCGTTGAGAAGACTGCGGAGAATATCAAATGTGTATACGAAGATGTATCCGCAAAAATGCATTTGTTTGACTATGGTTTGCTACCAACTACAACCAAGCGTTTTATCCTGCCGAAAGATACTAAAGTGGCACTACTTGATAGAATCGAAAGTAATGGACAGTTGTTACAAATTGATGTAATAAACAAGTTCGACTTCGCTCCATTCTTGTATGTGCAATGCTCACCAGATGAGCGTGGATAGCCATGGAAACTATACAAGATGTTGTCTCGAAGGTTGTTAAAGACCATTTAGATGTTCTTATGGAGCGTATCCGACAGCAATGGAACGCTACTGACAAGGGTATCTATACTAGGCACGAGGTAATCTTACGTAGATATACACCAAGTAAAAACATGGTTAGACTTGGGTTAGACTTTCAGGGTCTTGGTGCATTTATCCTTGAGTATGGCTCTGGTTCACTTATGGTGACTAATACGAGTGCAGAAATTGGTGAGATGGGCAACCCTGCTTTACCTGAGTACATTGGCTCGACTTGGTATAATGATGCCAGAGCGGCAAACGGCAATGCAATCATGGGTCGTAAAAAAGGTGATATTCTACATTCGCCAACCGAGGGTGTTGAAGATACAAAATCCTCTGGTAAGCTATATGGAAAAAATCTTGAGCAACCCATTAAAAACTCAAAGCTAAAGCCATTAGAACTCCAAGAGCCATTACATATTGTAGAGACCGAGGTGTTCTATTGGTGTATAGAGCTTGAGGAAGCAATTAATGATGCTGTTTCTGATTGGCTAGATGACCAAATATCGAGCTGTTTTAAAGGAGCAAACGCATGAAGTATACGGTGCAACTATTGGACGAACTATGGGATGTATTCCGCAAGGATGAAACCATGGCACGTCTTCTCAAGGTATCAGACCCTAATAATCTCGCTGAGTGGAACACAAAGATGAGACGTGGGTTGGCTGGTGCTGAACTAGTTGACGAGAAACAAGAGATTTACTTTGTTATGTCATTTATACCATCTGTTGGAGAAACCAAAAATTGGATGGTAAATAAGAATTTACTTGAGTTTCGTATCATTGGACGAAGCAATAATCGTAAACTCGTGAATGACTTATATATTCACTTAAATAAACTTTTAAAAGAACATTATGAAGATATGTCAGTATATGCAGAAGGTTCATTCTCTACTGGTACTGCTGGCTTAATCGGATATATGTTCCGTGTTCGACCATTTACTTGGTCTTAATTACATCTTATTACAGGAGAAATACTTAATGGCTACACAAACAGGCAAAAACTTTGTATTGAATGGTGTTGGTGAAGCATGGGCAAAACGTATCGTAAACGGTAAAGTTGAAGCCTATAAACTTGGCACTCTTCAAACAATGAAACTATCTTTCAGTTCTTCTGATGAAAAAGTGTATGGTTCTGATGCACTTCCACCAATCTATATCTTGAATAAAGAATCTTCTGTTTCTGCATCTTTTACAGAAGCACGATTCAACCTTGATTACTTGGGTGTAACATCTGGTGCTGAAATTGACAACAAAGGTACTTTAATCTTTAGCGTTGAACCTACGTTGATTGCTACTGGTACTGCTTTCCAAGTTCCTGATGTAACCAATGTTATTCCAGAGGACACAATTGTTGTTCTTGCAGATGATGTACAGATGGAAAATAACCGAGAAACTTTGGTTTATGTCAAAACATCTCCATCCGCAGGTCAATTCACAATTGATGCAAGCGGTCAAATCACTTTGGGTGCATCTGTAACCAACAAATACATTGAAGTCTCTGGTTTGCGTACTGACACAACTTCTCGCCGTGCAACAATGAAAGCAACAAGTGTGCCACAATTCGTTGAGATTCGTCACGTTTCTAACCCTGTTGATATGGGCGATGGCAAAAAAGTTGTTCTTCATACTCATATCTTCCGTGCTCGTGCTACTGGTAAAATGGATATCGACCATGAACGTCAAAAAGCATCTGCACCTATGCTTGAGTTTGAAGTAATGTATGACACAACTCGTACAGACGGTAAAATCTTAGAGATTACTCAAGAAATTAAATAATGAATGTGGGGCATCTTTGGATGCCCCTTATTTTTTTTATATATGGAGATTTAACATGGCAGACACATTAATTCCAAAAAGTAAGTATGTTCAGCTTGGGGGCAAAGAATATCAAATTTATCCGATGATTTTGGGTGATTATGCAAAAGTGGAACGATTGTTGTCAAAGATTAACGACCAATACTTATATTTGAATTTACCAACACCAATCACAAAAGATGATGGTTCATTCGAGCTTGATAAGAATGGTAAGGTGAAATATGACTATGTGGCGTTCAATGCCATGTGTGAGTTATTTGAGTTAGCACTACACATTCCACGCAAAGAAGTAATGAACGTGGTTGACCTTGAGAGTGGTATCGAAATCTTAAATGAATACATGTGTATCTCAGGTTTAAAAAAAAAGATACTACAGGGGATTCAACAGATAGCGGACTCGACAATGTAATCGCATCTCTTGTACAACACACCAGCGAAACCAAAGCAAGTCTAATGCAGTATACCCTGCCAGAACTAGAGGGCTTGTCTAATGCATTAAACGAAAATAATAAAATGGATGATTCTAGTGAAGAATCTTTTGTTGATTCTAATTCTGTAACTGGTGCTGATGCCATTAAAGGTCTTTTGAGTTCAGGTTATGCAAAGTAAATGGAGAAAATAAATGGCTGATAAAAAGTTTGGATATGACATAAAGGTCAATTATAATAATATCCACGATGATACCCAAAAGGTAATCAAAGGGTTACAAGAACTAGATAAGGCTATTGGACGTCTTAAAAATGTCAAAGACATTTCCATTAGCGTTAAAGCTGGTGGAGACCAATTTAAGAAATTAACTGAGTATGCTGCACAGCTTGATAGAAGCCTTAAAACCGCATCAGCGAGTGGCACAAACCTTAGTCAATCTTTGGGTCAAGTAACCTCGCAGTTTAAAAACGTGCGTGATATGACAAGAGGTGTCTCCAAAGAAGTTACCGATGCATCACGAAATATCGAAAAACTAGGGCAGTCATTACAGCGGTCTGTCTCTAATGCTAAAGAACAATCGTTATCAGGTCAGATTGCAAACTTAAAGAAACAAGCTGAAGCCAACTACAGACAAAACTTTGATTCTAACCCTATGGTGTACGCACGACAAGCACGAGCTTTGAATGCGGAATTACAAAAGCTATATCAAGCACAACACATTGTAAATCAAGCTACAAAAGAAAACATTGGTACATTAAAACAATGGGGTATCGACACAGAAAACGTAGGTCATCGTCTTGGGTATCTTGCCACAAGAATGGTTGCATCGTTTGCTTTGGATAAGGTCACTCATAGTTTTGCTCAAGTCATGGATGTTGAGAAAGATATGGCTGGTTTTGCTCAAGTTATGAAACATGGCACAGGTGCTACCAATGCATTTGCCAAAAGCCTACTTGAAGTTGACCCATCCAATATGAAAAATACACTGCAACTTGGTGGTGCAGAAGCAGAACATTTTAAGACCGAACTAATTGACATGCAAAACCAATTACAAGGACTTGCCATTAAATATGGTACAACAAGTAATGAAATGATTGAGTCTGCTAAGTTGTGGGGTCGTGCATACAAAGACAATAATACTGTATTGGCGTTGACTGATGCAGCCACTAAATTGGCTGTCGCCGATGCATTTGATATTGTATCTGCCAATAAAGCACTTGAGTCTTCAATCATGCAATGGGGATTCCAAATCAATAATACTAATGATGCCATGAGTGTTTCAAACCGTATTATTGACTCATGGACTGCTTTGGCTCATAACTACACGGTGTCTGCTCAAACATTATCTGAAGCCAATAAACGTATGGCTCAATCCGCCGCAGAAGTTGGTGTTGGATTCCATACGGCTCAAGCTCTTATTGCTGTTATGGCTCGTAAAACACAAGCAGACGGTGGTGAAATCGGTAATGCTTTAAAGTCCATCTTTGGTTCTATCCATTCCAAAAAAGGTATTCAAGCATTACAAGACTTTGGTGTTGAAGTCTATAAAATCGGAGAAGATGGTACTAAGTCGTTCCGTAAAGTAGATGATGTTCTTTTAGACCTAATGATTAATGCAGAAGGTTCTAAGAAGTCTATGGAAGGTCTACTAAAAGCAATCTCTGGTGGTAAATGGCAATGGAATAAAGCCGATGCCATGCTTGACTTGAAAGAATACCTTGAAGCATTACGATTGTCTTCTACATCCATGGGATTCACAGATGCTCAAGTTGGTATGCAATTAGATACGATTGCGACTAAGCTAAAACAAATTGCCGCCCAATGGGAAAAAATCATGACTGGCAATGGTAACACTGCAACCATTCTAAAGACAATGCTTGATAGCATCTTAGGGTTGTTAAAATGGATTGATAGTCTACCACCTGCTATTTTTGCTGTAACAACTGCATTGATTAGTCTTATTGCTGTACATCGTGCGTTTGGACAACAATTCTTAAAGCTAAAGACTAATATTGTGAAGGGGTGGCACGAAGCATCTGCATCAGTACGTCAATATGCGGTTGCTCAACGTCAAGCATATGCTCAAGCTAATGGACTTGGCGGTAAAATGTCTGCTGTTGGTAACTCCTTTAAGGGTCTTGGTGGTGCTATTGGATCTGTGACTGCCTTCATGGGTGGTTGGATTGGCATTGCAATTACAGCTATTACCGTATTAACAGAACTAGGGTTTGCATCACGTTTTAGTTCAGAAGAAATCGAAAAACAAGTTGACTCTCATTCTAAGTTGTTACAAACTGCTCAAGAAACATATGCACGACTTGATGAGTCTAAAAACATACTTGAGCAACTTACTACTGCGTACTATGGGTTAAAACAAAAACAAGAAGAATACGCAAATACCTCTCAAGATACAACTCGTGTTACTCAAGAACTTGCGATTGCCAAAGAAGGTATTATTGAGATTCTTGGTGAAGAGCAAGCTGGATGGGTCTTATCCGCAGATAATGCCGAAGATGCAAACCATCGTATTCAAAATGCGGTTGAAACACGCAAGCAAGAACTTGAGAAACAAATCGCTAGAGAAAAAGAACTATTGGTTGAAGCAGCCGATGCCGTTCGTCAACAAGCTAAAGACAATCTTGAGTCTTTAAATGAAGAGAAAAAAGGTTGGTTAGACCGAATGATGGTTATCGTTCAGTTTACTAAGCTGTTAGATTTATGTCGACTTGCATACTACAGCCTTATGGAAGCCTTTAGTAAGTGGCGTGCTAAACAAGCAGCAGATAAACTAAATAGTCAAGAAGGCGTATTACATGAAGCGGAAGAAACTCTTGCGAAGATGAAATCCGAAGGAGCTTCTGACGAACAAATCGCTCAAGCAGAACGCAATGTTCAAATGGCTAAGTATTCGTTAAGTCATATTAAAGACCAACACGAACGTCTTGAAAAAGATGCAGCCGATTATGGCAAACAAGGTGATGCCATTCTTGCGGAAACCAAGGCTAATATCATTAACGAGAAAAACGACAAACTAGATAAGATTAATTCTTCTTTATATGGTAATAATCATGGCAACTCAAGTACTATCGGTGGTGGTACAACAGGTAATTACAATCGAGACGAACTTGGCGATGATGCTGGAGATTCTAAGGGTAAAAAATCCAAGTCTAAAAAGGAGAAAAATCCTTTACATAACACACCAGCTGGCGAAGCAATTGATTTTCTAATGAAACAAGGCTATACAGCAAATCAAGCGTATGGTATTGTTGGAAATCTACAAATTGAATCTTTTGACAGATTAGACCCAGAAGCAACTGACGGTCATGCATGGGGTATTGCTCAATGGCAAGATGACCGTTTAGAAAACCTAAAGAATTTTGCATCAGCAAATAACTCTGATTGGCGAAACCGTGACACACAACTTGCTTTTTTGGTTCATGAGATGCAAACAACAGAGCGAGGGTCATGGCTAAAAGTCCTCCAAAACTCTCCAAACCAAACACCAGAAGAAATTGCTCATGCTTTTGATATTTACTATGAGCGTTCCGCAGGCATCCACAACTGGGAACGACAAGTTAAAGCACGAAATCTTGCAAACTCTAATTACGGAGAAGAAATCGAAGGTACTGACAACAGAGCTAAGAAAATCCTTGATAGGCAAAAGAAGATTGATGAACTACAAAAGAAACTAGGGAATGAAATGGCTGAGATGGAAAACGCTATGAAGCCAAAAGAACAAGCTGACCTTGCTAAAGAAACTCAATCTCTAAAAGAAAAACTACAGGGCATCCAGAAGGAAATCGATGAGTTAATTAAGCTCAATCCAAAAGCCGATGTCAAACAGTTGCAAGAAACTATGAAAAAGTACGAGCAGACAATCTCACATCGACTACAAGACAAATATCGTGATAAAGATTATGACGAAGCAACTCAAATGATGAAAGACCGTCATGAATCAGAAGATATACAACGTGAGATTAATGGTTCGTCTGAAAACTTTTGGACATCTGATATTAGAAACGCTAGTCGATTGGTTGAAGAATACACTATTAAGTTCAAGAAATACCAAGATATGGTTGCTGCCTTTAAACGTGGTGATTCAGAATATACCGAAGCGGATATCCGCAAAGCACATATCGAACTACAAAAGTTAGAAGCTCAAATCAAGAAAACAGGAAATGCTTTAAACCAAAACATAAAGCAACAAACACACGATGTCTTCCATGGATTAATCTTTGAAGGTAAAAAGTTTAAAGACGTGTGGAAAGACTTATGGAAACAACTTGCCGAAGATGCCTTAAAAATGATATTTAAGATGCAAGACGGCAATGGTGGTCTATGGCAAAATCTGTTGAAGAGATTCGACAAAAAATATCAAAAGGGTATCAACCCTGTGTTGGGTGCTGACAAAAACATTGGTGGCATTGATAATGCTGACAACCAATTATTAATGGCTCAGTCAACACGTAATCTTGATAAAAACTTTGAGACATTCCTTGCGAATACCGAAGGCGGTACTGCATGGAAACAAGCGACATTTACTGATGCTGTAATCTACGGTAATATCCAGGGCGATAACAAAAATGTTGAAATACCTGAGAATGCAACCGATAAAGACGGCAAACAAGATGTCTCCCAATATATCAACGCAGGCATGAAATTGGCTGGTGGCAACAATAAGTGGATGGGTACTCTTGGTACAATCGCTGGTTTAGCAAAACAACTTGGTCTTCTAAAGTTTGCTGGTGGTGGCTCTGTTGACAAAGACCAATTGATTCGTGTAGGCGAAGGCGATAAAAAAGAATGGATTATCCCAACCGAGGATAAAGCCAGAGGTCGTCAACTATTGAATCAAGCAGCCAAAGACTTGGGCATGGGTGTCACAAATGGTATTGAACCAAAGTGGCAACATGAGGAAACTAAGAATGGTGCTTTGTCAGAACAAACCAAGAGACAAGAACACTTGATGAATCAAATGGTTGCCAATACACATGCTATGACCAAAGGTATGAACTATATGGCAAACGGTGGTTCTAGTACTAAGGAATCCATTGCACAACCTGTGTTTGTAAAACAAACGATTTCAGACCAAGACTTCCTTGCGAAGTATCAAAAGTTGATTGCACTTGGGAAGTTAAAACAATCTTAAAATATCGTTACAAAATCAGAATGTTTTTTACTATAAGTAGAGGGGTTTTTACCCCTCGCATTGCATGCTACAGGAGGTCATATGGAAGACATAACAAAATATCTTGGCTTGAAATATGGCTTTGACAAATCACAGGGTCAATACCATTGTGTAGACGTGTGTCGCATGTGGTATAAAGACCATGGATATAAACATTGTTTTGATGACGGTAAGACAGACCCAATTAGTTGTGAAGATTTTCATAAACATCATCAAACACGATTGTTGCGATATTTATTAAAATATTTTAATAAAATACGAAATGCAGATGACTTACAAAATGGCGATATCGTATTATTTAATGTAGATGGAGATTTACATACTGGCGTATATCTACAGAATGGACAAATATTGGCGATGCAAGTTCCATGTGTCACCAACAAGTCTTTGTCTGCCGTATTCAAGCGTAGTTATTGGCAACCGTTGTTTTTCTGTGGTTTTCGCCAGTCATTAAACGAGGAATAATACATAATGGCACAATTACCGAGATTCCCTTTGCCTTATATATTTGAGGTCGAAAAGGGTTTAAAATTTGCCACACAAGAAGTTGTATTCGCAAGTGGTAAAAAACAAATACGACAAAATGCGTTAAATCCACAGAGAACATGGTCTATCAGCTTGCGTGGTACTGTGGAACAACAAAAGATATTTGAACAATTCTGTGAGACCGTTGGTGGTAACACAAGAACATTTATCTTTACCGATGAATTTAATCAAGACCAAATCTGTCGCTTTGCAACCAATGAATTCAATCTAAAAGTGTTACGTGACTTTACCGTTGAGAATGGTACTCATGGTAATGCTATTGGTTTTACAGCAAGCGTACAGATTGAGAAAGTCTTATAGGTGATATATGATTAATTTACCTGTTGCTTTTAGAGAAGCACTAGAGGGCGGTTCTGTTTTTGATATTGAACTATACGAGGTTCATATACCAAATATGACCCTGTATTTATGTTCTTGCGACATAAACATCCAATTTAATGGACAGCAATATCTTGCGTTGCCAATCAAGCGTGGAGAAATTAATAAAACCGTTGACAATTCTATTGACTCATGCGAACTTGAGATTTCTAATGCCACAGATAAGTTTACACAACTGTTATTCAAGGGCATCCCATTCACAGGTAGTCGCATCTATATTTACAAAATACTGTATCCTGATTCCTTGGCTAATCCAAAGATGATTAAACCTGTGTTCATGGGTCGAGTTGATTCTCCTGAGCTTACAAGTGATGGGATATTTAAAGTTGTGGTAACATCTGATGTTCCAAACGTCCGTGGTGGTCGTAGAACTCAATACACATGTACTTCAACATTTGGCGACTCTAGTTGTCGTGCTACGGTGAAGAAAATACAACCGACAATTACAAATATTCAGCAAACGAATGATGGCTATGTTGTATCCATTGATACACCCATTACAGAAAAAGATTATATTAATGGAGTATTGATTGTCGAGGGTGAAGCACGTAAAATAGTTGGTATTCCAACAAATAAAACACTCAAATTAGAATATCCTTTGTTGACGGCGAAAGAGATTCTAATGAGTAAACAATGTACGGTACAAGCTGGATGTGATAAAACTCCGTCTGACTGTAAGAGACATAATAATCAAAAGCGATATGCTGGATTCTTGTCTGTACCATTTGAATTTACAATTAGAACTTAACCAGTGAAGTGAAACGAAACGAGGTATTAATATATGGGTAAAGGCGGTGGCAAGGGCGGTAAAGGTCGTATTGGTAAGATTGTAGGTCTTGCGGCGGCTGCTGTCTTTGGTTTTGGTGGCGGAGCATGGGGTATCTTTAAAGGTGTTTCGATGTTTAGCCGTGCCATGTATGGGTTGTCTCTTGGGATGTCCATTGGTGGTCTATTCGACAAACAGAAGAATACTACACCAGAATCTACGTTTGATTCTAAAAACAACCAAGTCACATCTGAGGGTACAATTCCGATTATCTATGGACAATCAAAGGTTGGTGGTATACAAACATATCACCACATGGATGTCGATGGTCGTAAGCTATTGAAACACGTATTGATTGGCGAAGGTGAAATCGAAGGATTCTACGGTGCTACTGCGAACGGATATTTACTACCGATTAAAAATGGGTCAGATGTCGTTCGTAAAGTTCCTGTGTTTGGTATACGAAACAACAAGTGGAAAGATGCTACGGTGCAAATCTCAAGTGGTGTTGCACCATCAAAAGGCTTTAAAGGGATTTTCCGTAAACCTTCTGAGTCTCAGCAATCAATTTATCAAGATGACATTGATTATGGACAATTTAATAAATTTCCTAAGTTGGTCTTGCATGCAAACGGTAGAGACGTCTATATCTTTTTAACAGAAGATAATACCAAAATTGAAGACAAATATTCTCTTGCGTGTAATACCTTTGGTAAAGTCTATCAAATTATCTTGGGAGACACTTATTTGTCTACCTTACAAGAAGACGGTTGGGAACTTGTGAATCCTGTTGTTTGCCAAGATTCTCCAAACAAGATTCAAACAACCGATATTATCTCTTGTTACCAAAAAGATGTATTCTTTACGACAAACGGCGAGCAAGATGCTAAAGAAAGTTCTATTGAATTATACACAGGCAATGCCAATGCTGATGCTGTAAGTACATACTTGACTACAGGTGGCTATCCTAATGATGCGTATGTGATTGCAGACTTGCGTTATACAGATAAAATGGGTGCTGGCAATCCAACAATTACGGCTATCGTAAAAGGTCGCAAGGTATACGATTGGCGTACCAAGGAGACAAAATTCTCAAAGAATCCTGCTGTTTGTTTGTATGATTATCTAACAAATGATGTATATGGTGCTGGTCAATATATAACTGCTGACATGCTTGATATGGAGTCCTTTACCGATGTTGCTAACTATTGTGACGAAGTGATTACATATAATGACCCATATGGCGTTACCAAGAGCGAAAAACGATATGAATTAGACTTGGTATTAAACGAGACTAAGAGTCACCTAGAAAATACTCAGTCAATCTTAAACTCATTCCTTGGGTTTGTTGTGTTTTCAAACAATCAAATCAAACTAAGGTGTGAACGATTGGAAACACCTGTGTATGCATTTAATGATGATAACATCGTTGAAAACTCTTTATCTTACAAAGGTGCATCGATTGAGCAATCCCCAAATAAATTCAATCTGACTTACGTTGAGCCTGCATTGGATTATACTGCGGTTAAATTAATTGTTGAAGATGCTACAAATCAACTACCTCCGCCAATTGGCATTGGTCGTCCTGTGGAGCAAGATATTGAATTCAAAGGTGTTCGCAGACAAACCCAATGTTTACGACTTGGGAAGATTGCACGAGATATTGTCCGATTGTGTCCAATTACAGTTACATTCAAGACTGGTCTTATGGCTTCTCATTTGGAAGCTGGCGATGTCGTTACCGTTTCTAAAACATATATTGATGAAAACGGAGAAAAACAATCATTATTTGAAAATCAACAAGCACGTATTGTTGAAATTAATGAAGTTGACGGCACATATGAAATCTCCGCAAGACAATATAATCCTTCCATTTATGACGATACATTTGGTGCATCTCTTAAAGTATTCTCTCCTACAGGTGCTAATACGAAAGATATTCAGTTGCTACCTGAGACAGTAAAATCTGTTACAAATATTGCTACAGAGCAAGTCTATCGTCAACGTGTCAACGGTATACCAACATATGATGTTGTACTTTCGTTTACAGAACCAGATGATGTCAACTATAATTATGCTATGGTATCCGTTCAGATTGAACATAATGGTGTACTTAGTGATTGGAAAGTCTATGGGGCAACTCATGGCGTAATGCCTGTGATTGGCTTATATAAAAACGATAAGGTCAATTTTCGTATTATACCATATGACTCTAAAGACTTACCACACGAAGAATCCATGAGTACATATACACACGTTATACAACCGAAGATTGGTAATCCATCTGCACCAACGAATGTGAATATTCGTTTTACAGATGTGGCAACCATTTCTTGGCAACGTGTGACAACTGCTGATATAGACAGATATGAAGTCCGTTCATCTGAGTCGTTGACCGAAAATAATCTGTTGTTAATGACCTCAGAAACCAGTGGCGAAATTGACTTGACACGTATTGGTCGAAGTGGTACTGTTTGGGTCTATGCAATTAATTCGGAAGATGTGTATTCTGCCCCTACTAAGTATGGATATAATCTACCGAAACCAACTGCTCCAACCGTGACGACTAAGACTTTTGTACAATCCTTTAGAGTAACATACGGCTCAATTCCAAAGAATTGTACAGCTGTGATACGTATTGACAATCAAGATTATAAGACAAAAGATACTTTATTTGTATATAACGAATCAGCTGGTTTATTCAATGTGTCCGTGGCTTTTGAAGACTACTTTGGTGTTGGTGACTGGTCGGATAAACAAATGGTTGAAATCAAGGCTACTATTCCAAAGGAACTAATCGACAAGGAATCCCTAGGACTAGATGAGTTTGACAAACGAGTCAATAACTTGAGTGCAGAATTCAATAAAGTCTCTAAGGAGTACTCTACCAAGGTTGAAGACTTATCTAAAAACGTACAGTCACGTATTTCACAACTAAGCGATGGTATTGACCTAAAAGTGAAAGATGGTCTTAATTCCTTAAATGGACAAGAGATTGTCAATCGCTTAAACATTGGTACAAACGGTGTTCGCATCGATGGTAAATTATTTCATGTTACCGCTGAGACAGTCTTTGATAAAAACATTATTACTAACCAGATGTTGCAAGCCAATGCCGTTACTGCGGATAAAATTAAGACTGATACATTGGCTGCCTTGAGTGCAAACCTTGGTGATGTCCGAAGTGGTACAATCACGAGTACAACCATTAAAAATGACTCTGGAACATTCTCGGTTGACCCTGATGGTAATATCCGTGGTGCAAACATTACTGCATCAACCATTAGTGCTGACTCGATTGTAAACGCTGGTTTTAAAATCAAGAATATTGACTATGCGGTTCTCACAGTAGCACATGGTCAAGATTGTCCACCAATTGGCAACTATGATGTCAACGAATGTATATTTGTTCCGATTGGATATAACTTTACTCAGACATATGGTTGGGGTAGTGGTTGGCAAAAGAACTCTAAATGGGATTGGCAACATGCACAAGGACAACTCCGTGGCAGCTGTACAATTTATCTACAAGGTCAAGACCCATGGATATATAATGCTTATGGCTCAAAGAATATAAAAAAAATAATTGGTATTGACGGTCGAAAAGCAATATGTCAAAGCACTTATACACAAGAACACCGTGGTTTTAACATCGAGTTTGTATCTCTCGGTGTTGTCTATATACTTGTGATTGGCAAGAAAGGGTAAATACATATGTTCTATATATTCGATAAAAACACAGGATTATGCATCTGTTCTTCACCCATTGCTGTAAACATTGATGGAACAACTGCGGTTGAAACCGATGTCTTTTACAACACATGGGAAATACAGTTGGTCAACGGTGAGATTAAACCCTATAGTCCACAAACGTATGAACCTGATGATGAACCACAGACCACAAATGAATCACAATCGTTAATCTATCGAATTAGACATGGGGATAACGTCTTTACAGACGAACACCCCATGAAGTCTTATAATGCAACGATTGTATCATTCCAAATGGCTGATGGTACATTTAATTCACCGAATGTTGGTGCAACGGTTAAAAAGCCTGAGATGCCGATGTTCTTTGGTCGAAATTATTCCGTTGGTATTAACTCAGAGGGTATCGCTTATTGTCGAACTGATGATACCACCGCTGAGAATACAATATCTGGGTGGATTACTGTTGTATTACAACGAAAGCAGGTGAACAAATGAATGATTACGTCCGCAACGAAGATGAGTTTCTGCATGTGGGGGCGAACTGGGAACGCTTATACACAATAGAAAATCGGACGTTAGACCCACAGCATGCATCTGCGGTTTTCAAACTAAGGGATGGCAGAGATAATCTCTTGTGTGAAGCCGTATGCACAATACAACAAGATGGTGTTCTTGTGCAGATACCATACGAAAAAACACAAGAGATTGACAAAAGAATAACCAAAGCGAAATATGACTTGTTTTTAAAAATGAATGAAAAGTCATATAAGTTAATCATGGGTAACATCGAGATTATTCATGATATTTCAATGCACTGATTATATTAATCACGTATTTAATCACAGGAGATGAGATAATGGCTGACAACAATCCAGTAAAAGTGTCTATTGTTGACCCAATTCAATTAAATGTAAATATGCCTAATATTAAAGGCGATGCTGGTAAAGACGGCGATAGTGCTTATTTGACTGCTGTTAAGAATGGCTTTGTCGGTACAGAACGTGAATGGCTTGAAAGTCTTAAAGCAAAAGTAGATTTAACAAAATCCACTAAAGCATTAAAACGCAAAAATATTTATCTTGAAACATATTCTATAGATACTGTTCTTGAAAAAACAATTGAATTGCTTGGTGACTCCGTAAATGTTGTTCCAAAAGAATTAACTTATGAACAGCCTTTAGCAGGTCAACGATATATCCAATTCAATGGACAACCGCATTTTAAAGTTGCTATTGATGGTGGCGAAAAACACGAATTTACTACTACAAGTCTTCGTGTCGAAATACCATCTAGTGCATCCAATAATGTTCGAGTAGATTACTTTAATCTATTAGACGAAAAAATTAACTCTATAGTAGTATCTTTGGTCAATAATGCTCAATCAGAAGACTTAGGTGGTTTTGTCAAAGATATTGACTTGAGTACTCTAAAATATATGAGTGGTATATCTGAATTAAGCGGAACTGCAAAAGTATATTCTAAAGGTGTAGTGATTACCCCTAGTGCGATAACATTACGAGACGTCTATGGAGCTAGAAATGTAATTTCAGATTTACTTAGTGGTGTAGTGGCTAATGACACATATGATACTATTAAAGTAGACCTTACATTGTTACCAGAAAACACTACAGGATATATAGGCTCTGAAATTAAGAATGTATACAATATGTTATATAAATCCAAAAACTTCATTCTTAAAGTAAATAAGAACCAAGTAGTTGTATATCCAAATAGCCCATTCGAACAACCATCTACTGGAACAGCGAATACATTGACATTTGAATCCATTCGTCAAATTAAAGTAAAAATCAATGGCTCTTCTAGTGTACAAGCAGACCACAATTTGGTTTACACTTTTGACACAGACACAATTGAATAACAACAAATGTTTTAACCAAAGGGGTCTACTAAAGACCCCAATGGTATTTTACCAGGGAGACACCAATGGAGTTATTAACAATGATTTCCTTGATTTGTGGCATACTTGTGTTTGTCGGTAGTTTCATTGGCTTTGTATTCAAAGTCATGATTATATCGCCACTTAAAGTATCGATTGACAATTTATCGACAACCATTGCAGCCATCCTCAAGGATATCGAAACAGGGCGTATAGACCGCTATAACATGTCTATCAAATTAAGTGGAATGGAAAGTGATATAAAACACATTAGCCAGCGGATTGACACCTTGGAAGAATACACACGGAGGTAATCTATGTTTCAACTTTTACAGGATTACTATAAGCGTATAAAAACGGCTCACGTTAAAATCCAATCATTACAATTCGTAAAATTCGTAATTACAACATCTTTCGTTCCGATATTTATGTATTTAATCGTATGGCTGTATTCTATATATGCCATGCACATTGGTCTCAACGTGAGTATTTTGCTTGCGTTGTTGACCGAATTACGCCAATTTGTGGCTGTTATATTCTCGACTCAAACTGTTGCTGGAGTGCTGGCGTACGGTGTTGCATTAATTGATTCTGACGGAAATGGTGAATCGGATGAACTAGATGCCAAAGCACATACCAAACAGACAAATATCGACAGAACAGGAGATATAAAATGAGACAAATCGAAAAAGAAGAATTAATGCAGATGGCAACTAGAGCCGTAGGTCAAATCGACCATATCTACTTGCATTGGTCTGCTGGCAGATACAACCAAAGTCACACCGACAGCTATCACATATGTATTGACGACCAAGGACGTTGGTTTACCGATGTATACGAATTGACTGAACATCGAGACCATACATATATGCGAAACGGTCGTTCCATCGCCATTTGTATGAACGGTTGTTTTGATGCCACAGGTATTTACAATATGGGTACACAACCGCCAACCGAAGCACAAATCTATGCGATGTCATATATAGTAGCACTATTGTGTGTACAAATGGGTATTCCATTAGATATTCAACACGTGATGACACACGCAGAAGCTGCGGATAACAAAGATGGTATGGACTTGTACTATCTTGACTATACTGGGTATCCAAACAATACTTATGGTCCAGATTCCAATTGTCAGCGTTGGGATTTATGGGTATTACATCAGGGCGACCCTGAGTGGTCTGGCGGAGACAACATTCGTGGCAACGCACGATTCATCGCCAAGAACGAATGGGGGTATGATATCTAGTGAAGATTCACATGAAAGAACCATGCGTATGGAGAACCCTTGGTGCTGTCTTTAGTGTCTGTCTTGTTGGATTATTCGTATGTGTGTATCTGTTGTTTAGTGGTATCCACGAGCACGAACAACAGTTACGACATACGGAGCAACAACTGCATCAAACACAAATACAACTACAGATTACCAAACAAGAACGCACAATACTACAACAAAAGATTGACATGCTGGAGAATATTGAATACGAGCGTGGTACATTAGAACCACCAATGGAGACACGATGAATGACAAAATCAAATCATATGTATTCAACCATCAGAAAAGTTCTATTGTTATCTGTATTGGGATTATTCTTTTGTGTGCCATCGGTATATGGTACTTCATCAGAGCCAACAGTAACATTGACACTACAGGAATACAACACGCTACAACAGAACTTCACAACGCTGGAGAATACAATCGACAATCAATTGAATACAATCAACGAATTAGAGACTCAATTATCACTAGCGAAAGCATCAACCAGCGAGCAACAACAGATGTTGAACGAATTATTGAATCTACTAAAGGAACAACGTCAAGAATTGACAGAAGCCAAGAACTCGTTAGAGATGCAAAACAAGACGCTATTGATGCAAAAAGAATCGTTGGCGAAAGCAGAAGCATACTTGAAAATGCAAGAGCGAGAACTGAAAAGAGCACAACAGGACAGCCGTAGAGCTAAGCTATTGAATGTTCTGTTGGGAGCAGGAGTTATCTATTTGGCATCTCGATGATTGGATGGTGGTCTATCTTATCTCTACAGCATACAGTAGTGGATGTATGCATATATCTTGATATTAAAAATGGGAGTATACCTAAGTGGTATACTCCCAAATTTTTGCGTTTAAGGGGTATTTTGTTTTAGTTCTAATGGTTTAACCTTGCGAATTGTGTCACCATATACTTGGATATAATACCCTTTGCCACACTCAAGTTCGACCAAATAATTAGACCACATGACATATCTATTGCCGTTATGGTCTAAGATATTCGCCATGAGTTTGCCTGCTTTGGTTGTTCGTCTCTCGAATTTACTACAGATGATTGCCTTGACGTCACGACCATTTGCCAAATTCGTGTTATATCCCCTTAGTGGGTCTTCAAATGAACACCCAAGGTATTTATACCTAAGAGAGGACACAGGCACCTTACAGCTTAAATTTGGCGATTCTATGAGTACTATAGAGTTATATTTATCAGTCCACTCTTGTATCTTGTTTTCAATAGACACCTTTTTCTTTTCCATTGACTGCTGTTGCTTGAGTGTCGCCGTAGAAAACTCTTGAGACATCAATGTCTCATGTTCCAACAACTTGGCTTTCCACTCGTCAATTTTCTGTTGTGCGTTCTTGCGGTCACTGTCATACGATTTATACTCAGGAATTAAAGCCATCAGCTTATTAGTATCACCCAAGAAATCTAATGCACCACTACCGACCAATCCCTCAAGCTGAAGCTTTGTGTATTTACTAAAAATGGCATCAATAGTATATTCTTGTGGTTTTTCAATCTTGTTGATACCACGGATATATGAAAGTCCAACTCGGATGGAATTCCCCTGTACTGTCCATTCACGTTTACTGTACCTTAGGTCAGGTGGTAAAATCTCGATACCCTTGCGTTTAATCTCTTGAATGTACGGTAGTATTTTCTCTTGATTGCCGTCTTCGGAATTAATGGTTGCTACATAGAATTCCAACGGATAGTGAGCCTTTAGGTATGCAGTTATGTATGCCATATATCCGTATGATTGACTGTGAGAGTTACATACGACCAAGCCATTGTTCACAACAAATGTATGGTTCGGATGTGCCATTTCTACGTCATAAACATCTTCAACACCGACATACGTAATAGACTTGATTTTATCAGCATTCAACAAATAACCGTGGTCGCCTTTTTTAGCACGCCCATGTTTATAATGTTCTTTTTTATGACAAGACACACAAAGCCATTGGAAGTTGTCTAAATCGTTATTCTTGCGATTAAAGTCTTTATGATGCATTTCAAATCGAGTAGACCCATATTCGCATCCGCACAATTCACAAGGTCTTTGTTCTTGTTTTGCATTTTCGATAGACTGCTCAAAGTTCCGATATGGACTGTAGTCTTTTCGTTGAAAACCTTGTTGACCTTTTGTTGGTAAATTATCAGAACGCTTCAAACCAGTTAAATTATATGTATCTTTGACGACTGCTCTTTCACCTTTGGTATATAATAAATCACCGACTTGCAATTCACTCAATAGCTTGATACCATCTGGTGTAGGAAATTTATGTTTCATAGTTGATTTTACAAAAGAACCGTTTTCTGTTTCAACTAAGTAAACATCGTTTTTACCCTTATAGTAGATGTCAACAATATCATTTATTTTAATTCTATCGTCAATCATACTGAGAGATTTACCATAGCCATTTCTACGGTACTTACCCCTCAATGCTGTGTGACCGTTCTTTTTCGCCCAATCATTATCATGCATTGTTTTATACATTTCTGCGACCGTCAATGGTTTATGACGACCCTTGTCTCTATACAGCACAGTATCACCAGAAATACAATGGTTAAACGAATAAGAGCCTGCTGCAACAATCATATCTAAAATCTGTTGTGCCACCTCTGGGTCTGTACCTGTGGATTTTGCACGTTCGATGAATTCACCTGTAATCTGTTGCATTAAATCATGGTCTTTTTTGCCGATGGCTCTACGAACGGTGTCTGCTTCTGCCATACTGTAGCCACCAATTACTTGTACAACTTTCATAATGTCTTCTTGATATAGCATGATACCGTATGTTTCAGACAAGACATCTTTGAGTCGTGTGTCTAAATATTCAAACGGCTTGCCATTTCTTCGGTCAATAAACTCTTGTAATGTACCACCAAGAATACATGCTGGTCTATATAACGCAACAACAGAAATTAAGTCAACAAAAGACCTTGGTGCAATATCTTTTAGAACTTGAGTCATGCCATATGATTTCATTTGGAATACACCAAGCGTATCGCCTTTACGTAATAACTCAAGTGTTTTCTCGTCATTCCACGGCAAATTAATTAAATCTAGGGCGTCCTTAACGCCTGCGATAGTTACACAATCGTCAATAACATCCAGTGTTCTTAACCCAAGAATATCCTCTTTTAGAAATCCCATGGACTCCAAATGTTTAAAATTTGTAGATGCCACATATGTTTCTTCCTTTGTTTTAGAATCTTTTTGCATTTCTAAAGAGCAGTACTTTGTAATATCTTGATTTGATACAATAACTGCCGATGCATGCTTACCAAAGCCAGTCATAATACCGACCAACTGTTTTGCTAAAGAGAATAGCTCTGGATATTTATGGTCGTTCACATGTTCTAGTTTTGCATGTTCTAGTTCATCATCGTAGAAATCTTCATCATCATCGAATGACACCTTTTTAATTTTCTTTGAGTACGCATCTGCAATATCTTTATCAACCCCAAGACATCGTGCGGCTTCCTTGAGTGCACCTGCTGCTTTCATATATGAGAATGTACGACATTGGTATACATATTTGTATTTTTCTTTTAAATATTCAATGACTTCCGCACGTCTTACTTGGGAACAATCGTTGTCAATCCTGTTTACCCTCTGTTTCCAGATATTTATTAGGGGAGTAGACTATCTCATCATCTTGTTTAAAACAAGAGCCTTGCACTTCCATTGGGGCAATATCCAATGTACTTCACTATTGTGAATAGTCGTTACACTTTATATGAAAACAACCAACTTTACGATACTTATGCATAGAACTTAGTGAGCCACCATAAACTTTATGGAAATATCTTGACGCTTCAAGACACGACTGAAAACTTTTTATTGGTGTATCACCGTTATATAATGTACACTCTCTAAAATTACGGACAGGCGACATTGTTTGGTAAGATTTATATAAATTTTCCTTTCTTGTTACCCATCTTAAATTAGAGACATGATTATTTTTAATATTATTATCTATGTGGTCTACTTCTGGCAAGTTATTCGGATTAGGAATAAAAGCCATTGCGACCAATCGGTGAACAGAAAATTGTTTAGTTATATTATTCTTGTTTAGCCGAACGTACATATATTTACTTCTGGTTGTAGGTGCTTGAGAAATAAAACGTTTAGAATAATTGCTATAAACACGACCATCTTCATATACGATATAATTCTCATACCCCTTAATTGGTTTTGATTTCATTATTACCTCTTTTTAGAGGTTGTTTTCATACCTTAGCACGGTATTATCTGCTATCTCGTGTATTATATACACTAGACCGTAGACTCTCTTACGAAGCGTATTCGCCTATGGATAAAGACTATAATTGTCATATAGCCAGTCTTATTTAACTTCTACCGTTAGCCGTCTATTGACGACACCGCTTTTGCCATAGCGTTCACAAGGTTCTCAGCTATGTGTCACCACACGCTCGGACATTAAAATCTATCCGCTGGAGATACACGATTTGGGTTCGCAAACCGTTCAAAATATAAGTTATTCTTGATGGCATCTAAACCAACAATATCGAGTAAATATGCACACTCACAGCCACCAATGGAACCGCGACCCACTTGACTTACTGGTATGCCACGCTTGCGACATGCATCGAGCAAGTCTTTGGTAATCAACAAATAGTCCATATATCCGACTTGTTCCAAAATATCAATCTCGTGTAGCACCCGCTCATCTACCTGTTTTTTGAATTCAGGCGTCACTTTACCGATAATCTTTTGTTTGTACCCATCACGCAACGCCTGTAAAAACACAGGTTTGACATCCCCATCTTTAACAAACTTAGGGTATACGTCAAGATTGAAATCAATTTGTGTATTGCATTGGTCGAACACAACATTGGTATTCTTCACCATGTCTTCAACCATTTCAACACCAAATTGTGGATACAGACGGTCAAACACTTGTGCTTCCGACTGTATAAAAAAGTCGTTTGAACCATAGTATTGGTCTTCATCATCATCTTTAGACCGACCACGGAATGCCTTGTGTAGCTCGTAATCTTCTTCATACACATAATGAGAATCACAAGCGGCAATCAATGGCACATCATACTTGACAGACATTTCTGCAACCATTGTATTAAAACGCTTTTGGTCTTCATGTTGATACGTATGAATTTCAAAATACAAGTCATCACCAAAGATGTCTTTAAATTGTGGTATTAATGACTCACGATTATCACCTTTTAGCCATCCACCCATGCATGCAGACGTGCAGATTAATCCCTCAGAATATTGCTTGATTAAATCTAAATCAATTCTTGACTTGTAATAATAATGCTTATGTGCTTCTGTTGTCAACTTAAATAGATTCTCAAGACCTGTTTGGTTTTTCGCAAGAAACAATATATGAGAATACGATTTATCTTTAATTGATACGTCATATGTATAATACAACTCAGACCCCATCACAAGTTTTAAATCTGTCTGATGTTTCTTATTGTATTTCTGTAGATGCACATATGTATCAATCAAGCCAGAACATCCGTTGTGGTCTGTCAGTGCAAACCCTCGTTGCCCAAGCTCATGTACACGCTTGATGATGCCGTCTACAGAACTGATTGCATCTTTCATTCCATAGTTTGAAAACTGAGAATGCAGATGCAGATGAATAAAGTTATCTGCCATAGATTGTCCTCCTGTTGAAAATTAATTTTACTCACTATTGACATTATACACCATATGTCGTATAATTGCAAGTGAAGTTGATTGAACTTCAAAAGTATTTTTCCAACGGAAGGACAAAAGAATATGGCGAAAGTAAACGACAAAATTGTTGATGTGATGACACCAGTTGGTGAATCTGTTTTTTGTAAAATCAATGGTATCGTTGATGATTACATGGGTCAAAACAAATACACCATCACAATGACTCTTGGTGAAAAAGAAGCCAAAGCATTACAAAAACAATTGGTCAAAATTTGGGAACAATCTGAGACCTTTAAAAGTCGCAATGAAGATGAAAAGGAAACAGACCGTCCTAAGATTCCAATCACTAAAAGTAAAGAATATGGGTATCAACTCAAGGCATCTACCAAGACCGAATTCATTGACAAAAACGGTAATACAAAACAAAATGTGGTGTCCTTGGTTGACGGTCATAAGAAACCTTTAGATGCAAAGACACAAATTTGGAAAGGGTCTAAAGTAGCACTATGGATTGGTGCAAAACCATATGAGACCCCAACAATGTACGGTGTATCCTTAAAGCTAAAGGGAATCCAAGTGATTGAGCTTGTGAACGGTGGTTCTGGTGGTGCATTTGGTGGTTCTGCATCTGATGATGTCCAATCCTTTGGCACATCTTCTATGGCTGACACCTTTGAATCAGTAGAAGATTCAGACTCCATCCCATTCTAACACAAGATAATACCCTGGTCTACAACTGAATAACCAAAATTCAACCCAAGTCAAATACGGCTTGGGTATTTTGGCGTTCAATAAATTGTGTTGAAAAATTTTGTTAAAAACTGTAATTTTAATCCTTGACAAATTTACTAATGTGTGATACCCTTTAAAACCTAAGTTTTAATACATAAGAATACCTTAGTATGAATGCCATGGATTTAATACTATGGGTTTAAAACATTCGTTATTCATACCGAGGTTTCTAAAGCCACAGTTTATAAAACCATGGTTGATAAAACGTATGTCTTAAAGCCTACGTTTTACTCTTTATGTTTTAAAACAGTAGTGGAATACTTGTTTGGTAACTTATGTATACTCACTACGTTCGTATAACATAAGTTACAACGAAAACCATATGAATTGCTTCGCAATAATCGGCAAGCCGATTGTATTTTATTCTTAGTCAGAACAGAAATTATTCCTTGACTTGGGTAATCTTGTATGATATACTAATAGCATACTTAACGAGAATACATGAAAGGAGACCAACCATGGCAACCGACTTTGAAAAACAAGAACCAAAGAAAAAAGCATGGACACTTTCTATGATGTACTTTAAGAAGTGTACAACTCATGGTGCATTTAAGAATAACAAACCAACATCAGAGTTCTTTAAAGTTCGTTCATTTTTTACACAAATTGACGAAAACTCAATGTTAAAGCTATATAAATACATGAACGCTATGGAACATGCAGATATGTCCTTGACTGAGTTATTTGTTCATGCCAATGAACTAAATGCAAAACAATTTGCCAAAGCAAATACAAATACAACAGTCAGAGAACGATTACCGTTTGACTTAAATGGGTGGCTTGATAAAAATGCGTAGAGTTACACAGCTTGGGTTCTTAGTTGTAAATAAACCAAAACCCAAGCCAAAACGAGAAATTCAACAGATAAATCTAAACAACTTCTTGAAAAGGCTCAAGGAACATCGTTTTGTTAATACTATTGATACGACATCATTAGAAGACATTCTTATTGCACTACCACATATCACTGGTGTATATGGAGAAACAATATATCAAACTGTTGGGTCTCTACTTAGAATGGAAATCAAACGAATTAATCGTGCGTTGTTGTCGATGCAATGGAATACTAAAGATATTGGATTTGGGTCATATAACCGTTCTAAGAACTCATGGATATTCTTGTTTGACTATCAAAGAAACCAAACATATGTGTTTGTACGAAAAACATTAGCTTATGAGTCAGAACTAAGTATATGGGAAGACTCAGATGTGAATTATTGGGGGTAATATGGACGTTTTAATCGAAATGCACTTACGAAAGTTTATTCAAGTACGAGCAGAAATCTTGCGTTTGATTGATAAGATAAAAGAATATGGTTTTTACCAAGTAGCACCAGCAGAAAAGAATCTATTGGTTTTTTGGGATAAAAACAATCGCTTGTATTGCGAAGACCAATATCCATATAAGTTTGCTTTTGTTACAAACGATTGTATTGCTGGCTTGACAGATATTAAAACATTTGTTGATTCCATGAGAATGCATATGGTCGAATGGGGCATCAAGAACCCAACTATTGTTGATGACATTAACAAAACATATGATACGCTAATGGGTATTATGTCAAATGTTGAAAACTCTTATAGTCCAACTGACATGTATTATCTGCAAAATCGCAATTCAGTATGGCGTAAAGGTATCACCTCTGATAGCCATTTTGTAACCCATGTGGATGAAATTCCTGAGTATTTACCAATTACTGTGTATGGGTATGATAACGAGTTTGTAGACTTGAGAACAGCTGTCAATCAGATGTATTTACTGAAATGTTGCTTTGACCCATCTCTTGACTATCAGATGAATGACAAATACTTACAGGAGGACTTATTGAATGAACACAATAGCGACACTACGGTATAAAATTGACTTACAAGAATTAGTCGAAGAATACACACAGTTGTCACGTAATGGTGGAGCAGTACCACGTGGCACGTGTCCAATTTGTCACGGAGATAATCCAACAGAATTTTGTATTCTACAAGACCGATACTACTGTCACCGCTGTGGTGCGTCTGGTGATGCCATAAACTTTTATGCCGAAGTTGAGGGTCTACCGTTCTATCAAGCGGTTGAAGCTTTGGCAGAAAAATACGAGGTTTCTACAGATGACCCAACGTATCAAAAACAAAAGAGTATCGTTGGACAAAACACAAAGACAGCACTCAAGTATCATAAAGCGGTTGATGCCGTTCGTGAATATATGAATGTTAAACGTGGTATTAATGATGAAACCTTAGAAGAATTCATGATTGGCTATGACAAGGGCGGATTTCTAAACGTAAAGTCCTCTGGTATTGTCATTCCGATTCAAGATGCGTATGGTCGTATTGTTGGTTTTTCCAAGAGACGACTTGAGGAAACAAATGAACCAAAGTATAAAAACACAAGAGAAGATGATGTGTTTATCAAACGACAATTGTTGTTTAATTACCACAGAGCCATCAAGATGTTAAAACCCAATGGTGTACTACATGTTGCTGAGGGTTATCTTGATGTAATGTCTGCACATCAACAAGGGATTCCATGTGTTGGATACTTGGGTGGACGACTCACGAAAGACCAAATTGTATTACTTTGGGAATTACAAAAGCGATACAATGGTGATATTACCTTTGCATTGGCTGTGGATAATCCAGAGTGTGATGCCACAGGTCGTAAAGCATTGTTAAAGACACGAGAGGACATCAATAAGTATGCCCCAGAGCTTAATGTTCGTGTTGTAATTTACCCAAAATAAATACTTGACACTCTTATAGTATTGTGTTATAGTATAACCATAGAACAACGTATTTGATTAAACAGAAGGATTTTATGAAAGTAGTATCTTACAGACATCTATTTGGAGACAATCAATGGGAGTCAGAAAACTTAGACAAATATGCTGTTATAAAAGATGGCGTTAAATATGCACCGTTAAAAATTGTTAAAAAGACAAACTTTATTTATGAAGAGTATGCTATAAAGGAGATTGAAGTATGAAAGTAATAGCTTTTGAAGATTTATTTATCAGTGGTGATTTTAAATCCGTATGGGATGAGGATGCCATTTTTAAAAACGGTATTAAGTATTTACCACTAAGTACTGTTGAATATGTTGGATTACTATATGATGAGGAAGATATAAAGGAGATTGAAATCTAATGAATATCCTAATAGCATGCGAAGAATCTCAAACGGTCTGCTTAGCCTTTAGAAAACTTGGGTTTAATGCCTATAGTTGCGACCTAGTGGAATGCTCTGGTGGTTATCCAAGGTGGCACATTCATGGCGATGCACTAGATGTCATTAGAAATAACGGTGGTATAACTCAAGATGATAAACGTGTGATGGTTGATAAATGGGATTTAATGATTGCCCATCCACCGTGCACATATTTGACATCTAGTGGGGCAAAATGGTTTTATCACCCAGATGACAAAGGTTTACCAATTGAAGACCGAAGACCACATCCAAAGTTTCCACATCGGAAACAAGACCAGGATGCTGGTGCTGAATTTTTCATGGCGTTATATAATTCCGACATTCCATATATTGCAGTAGAAAATCCTGTTGGTGTTATGTCAACACGTTTTCGTAAGCCAGACCAAATAGTTCAACCATTCATGTTTGGTAATGCAGCACGGAAAACAACGTGTCTATGGCTCAAGGGATTACCACTATTAGAATCAACCAATGTTGTAGACGAGGGTGATACTTTGACATTCAAAAGCGGCAAGCGTATGCAAAAGTGGATTTCCGATGCATTAACCAATACTAATACTGCCGAAGAACGCAGACGATTACGTTCTAAGACGTTCACAGGCATGGCACAAGCGATGGCAAACCAATGGGGAAATTTTGTATTATCACAGGAGGAAAACATATGAAGGATTTTGAGATTATCAAAGACTTAGTGTCAATAGAAGAATATTACCAATATTTAGACCATATGATTTTTCATTATGCAACAATGGAAGTTTCATTAGAACAAGCATTAGAATTAAAATCATATGTAGATGAATTGGTTGATACATTAGAAGAAAACAAAGGTAATAACACATCTGCTAAACTTGATAAATACTTAAAGCAGTCTTATCGTGAATTTTCCAAAGAACAAGAAGAGTCGATGGTTGATGCCGTAGAAGAACATACACAGGATACATCTGATGCAAAATTCAAAGTTGGTGACCGTGTTGTAGTACGCCCTGATGGAAGGACTATTAATAAACAATATTGGGGAACAGTTATCTTAGTATATAAAGATTTACATAGTGATTACAACTATTTAGTAGAATTAGACAATAAAAAACTTGGATGGAAAGCAACTGCTATATTTGATGGTGTTAATTGTGACAATGCATGGTGGGCAGACCCAGAAACTATGGTGCATATGAAAGATTATCTAAAGAAAGATATTTGGTATGATTGCCACAATTTTACACCAGAACAGCTGAGAGAAGTGCTGCATATTGGAACAACAATTGACGTTGTTGTATTGGACGATAGTGAAATTACAAAAGATGATTTAGTTGGTGAATTTTCTTGTGTGTCTCGTGTAGAAGATATTACCACACAGGATGGACAAACCGTAATCGAGGTTAATCGTTGTAATTGCTATCGTAGATATTTTAGGCTAACATAGTATTACATCAGGAGGGCAAATTATGAAATATAGAAACGGTAATGCCGTTGTAACACTTGATTTAAGAGATGGCACACGTGTGATTGAATTTCCTGATAACGAACGATTAACATTAGAGACACCACTTAATATTGACGTTCGAGTTTCTACACGTTGTCCATACGGCTATGACAGCACAACACAACATTCTACTTGTGAATTTTGCCATGAGTCTGCACTTGTGAATGGACATGAGTGTGATTATACGGCATTATTCAGAGTATTTACAGATGCGAATTTACCAAAAGGCACAGAAATTGCACTCGGTGTCAACGAAGTAACAGATGGTTTAATTTCTTTTGTTACTGAGTTGTATTTGATGGGATTAGTTGTCAACATTACAATGAACGAGCGTTATATTCTTGAATATGGCGATACAGGGCTATTAAGATTAAAGCCATATATCTTTGGTCTTGGGATTTCTTATCGCTCCTTACAAGGGTGTTTATCGCTACCAGATTGGATTGCAGAATATCCTCATACGGTTATCCATGTGATTAATGGCATTGATGATTTTACAGATGTCATGGAGCTTGGTGTGAAGTACCGTAAGCTGTTAGTCTTGGGTGAAAAAGACTTTGGCTTTAACCGTGGTAAGGTTGATTTGTCTACTAAAGAACATCAACAATGGAAAACCAATATTATGCAATTGACACAAATCTTTGATGTTGTGTCTTTCGACAACTTAGGGTTGCAACAATTGGATATCCGTGGTAAAATATCTGTAGAAGAATACGATGAATTTTACCAGGGTGAACATTCTATGTATATTAATGCGGTAGAACAATATTTTGCACCATCTAGTCGGACACGCAATAATATTAAATACTTTAGTGAAACCGCAATCAAGCCATATTTTCAATATTGCGAACAACAGGAGGTATCTCATGATTCTAACTAAAGAACAAAGTCAACACCTAGACAAGCTATTGGAAGCAAACTATAGCGAAAAGGAAGAATTGTTTAAAGATTTTCTTTGGGATTATCCAGATTACTTAATGGAAGAAGATTCTGGTATTGACTGGTGCGATGAATACTATAGTGGTCGTTGGATAGTGTTTGAATGTGCTGATGGTCGATACTTTAAGTTGACTTATACAGAACATAATTCTATGCAAGACAGAGATAATTGGGAGTTCTTTGAAGTAAGACCAAAACCAAAAACTATTTTTATTTACGAACCTGTGGAGGAAAACAAATGAAACTAATTAGACACGGAGTCTTTGAAACAAACTCTAGCTCTGCACATTCGTTGGCATACAAACGTACAGTATTGCGTGATTATGAGTACAAAATCAATCCATCCGAATGTTTGAAAGATAGTCGTGTCCGTCTGACAGAAATGCCAGAAGAATATCGCTCGTATGCATATATGCCGTTATACTTTGATGATTACGGCTGGAGTGGTAAATGCTTAACATCTCCTGCCCAAAAACTGAGTTATTTGATGTCGTCCGTTTACCAGTATAAAACTTGGGGAGAAATGTATAGTGACCCATTCTTTAAGCAAATTGTACAATGGTTGACTGAACTAGGTATTGACCTTGAATATGAATACCCAGGTGATGACGAAAGAATTGACGGTTATGTAGACCATCAGTCTTATGACGTGGTGTGTCAACAAATGTTTAATTCTAAAGAAGACTTGCTTACGTATTTATTCAATGATAAAATTACTGTGTATATAGAAAATGATAACGATGATTTCCAAGAATGGGTTGAAAACCCAAGTGATACAATCGGTTATCAAGAAACAATGTATTATGTTTGTTCTCGTGGTAAATGTGCTAAACGTAAATCTTGGGATGACAATACATGTGTTTATTCTGACTTAGTGTATTCTCATGATAATGACTACTTGGGTCAAGCAGTTATAAAGGCTTGTGATAAATCTAAATGGTTATATGCTGCAAGTACGTCTGATGTAAATGCAAATGACTGGATTATTCTTTGGGAGGTAAACAAATATGCAATTAGTAAGAAATAATGTGTTTGAAACCAATAGTTCCTCGGCTCATTCTTTGGCTTTTGGAACATCTAAAATTATCCGAGGTAATGGCTATGGTACAGGCGAGGATGAAAACGACTTTAGTAATCCATTGTATCACCTGTATGAAATCCCAAGTTGCTATCAAGGGTGTACACTATATGAATGGCTTGGGGAATATGGCTGGGGTTATGACGTACTGTCTACACCACAAGAAAAATTCTCGTATTTAATCACAGGTATTGAACAACGTAATGATGGTGGTTTATCCACTAGCCTGTTTTATTTCGAAATAAAACATTGGCTTGAAGAATTGGGTATTCAAGTGATTGAATCATCCGCCGATGAAGAAGGTTATATCGACCACGAAAGTGCATCCTTAATAAATCCATCATTGTTTAAAACCAAAGAAGACTTGATTACATACTTGTTTAATGACAATATTGTGATTTACATTGAGAACGATAATGATGAATATCAAGAGTGGTATACAGGCGAAAGGTCAGAAGATTAATGAAAGATGTATATATTGTCTACAGTGCAACAGGCGAATGGGAAGACTATAGTGAACACATTCAGTATCTAGTGTATGATAAACATTATGCAGAGACACTATTGAAACAATTACAAGACGAAGAACAACGGTTTTCACAAGAGTACACTTTAGTATGCCAACAAAGGGAATTATTCGAGGATGATGACTTGGGAGACCTTTGGATGTCTAAAGTGGAAGACTTGTATTTTGAAGACTTTTTAAATGAGCCTGAGAAGTATCCAGATGTTTTATCCAGGTTTACAACTCAACAGCAAAAACGCTTGTTAGAATACGCTAAGGTGAATCAAAGATGGGAACAACTTGGCGGTTACCTGTATGAAAATGTTGCATATCACATGAGACATTATACACTGGATTGCGATGGCAAAATGACATATGTAATTTGATATGGGGTAGCTTATGAAATATTCAGAAGTATTAGACATAATCTCTATCGGTTCAAAGTGTTATCGAGAAGCATGGAATCATAGTATCTACTTGAGATATAAAATCCTGTTTGATGCCAATGGAATCCCTGTGGACAATGCCTTGGTTGAAATGACAGACCGTGAATACATTGGTATTTATACACCAGAACCACGAGATGAATTTGCAAATGATTGGGTGATTGTTGAATGACACTTGAAAAACAGATTGATAATCTATTGGGTAAACGCTTTGATTTTATTACCATAGATGAGCCAATAGATACGAATACTTTAGATTTGATACAATGGTTACACCACAGTATTCACAGGGATATAAGAACTAAACAAATTCTTGGGATACTTCATATGATTAATACATATGAACGTACAAAAGATATAAACATTCCTGTGTCCGCCGAGTCTCATATTGGTAGAACTGTGGCAAAATGCTTGTTGCCACACAAGATGTCATATGTATGCTCTGGCGAGCTAAAGTTTAAACCGTTGAATATGCCACAGGAGGACTAAGGATGAAGTTCCTTGATATATTTTCTGGTATCGGTGGTATGCACTCTGGTTTAGCAAAAGCTGGTATGGAGTGTGTCGGTTGGTGTGAACTTGGAAAGGAATATTTTAAGCTATGATAGTAAATATGAATGATTTTATCGAGAACTGCAAGAAATGCATTTTAGTTGCCGTTGATTATGGCGATAATAGAGATGAATTGTATCATTCTTTATGTGCTACATGGTATTGTAAAACATCCCAAAATCGTAAGGCATTAATAATGTCAACGCATGATAAGTATAGTGGTATTTATTGGGAAATCACGTATAATAGTCATAAAGATAAGTATTTCATTAATGAATATCATAAGAAATCAAATACTGAAATTACGCTACCAAAGCATTGATTGTATCTAATAATATCTAAGACAGTAAATTAATCACACAGGAGAAAATAATGAATAATTTTCAAGAAAACTGTAAACAAGCGGTGTTCCAAACCATTGATTTTCCAATGAGCTTTTATTGTGGCAGTAAAGAACGAGACGAAGCTATTGATGACACCTATGAATCATTAAATGTTGTGTGGTTCTCAAAGACACTACAAAATCATAAAGCGTTAGTCATGTCTACAGCTGATAGATTTGACCATATCTATTGGGAAGTTACATACAATGGAGATAAAAAAGAGTATTACGTTGACGAATATTCTAAAGTATCTAATAGTGTTTTGCAACTGGAAGATGTTGTCAATGAAACCATGTAAGGATTATAATGATTTATTAATCAATGGATATGACATCGCATCTCTTGAGACTGAACCATTGGATATTACTTGTTTGAATGTTCTTTTAGAGGAATACCCAAGACAAGAAGACCAATACAAGAAAGCATCACGGTTTTGTAAATCCGTAAGTGACTCTATGGTTCTAGCAGATATTGCAACCATGCTGGCAAAACGATGGGAGCGTTCCATTGAAGAAGTTAAAAGCTATTTGAATGTATCAACTACGAGTGGTGAAGAACTATGGGAAAAAGTCCATGGTTTTTCTGATTCGTTTGAAGACTTAAAGTTATTCATTGGTCAAGAGGGTGTTCCACTTGGGTTTCCGTCTATTGATTTGGCACTCGGTGGTGTCAAACGTAGAGAGATTGTATTACTTGGGGCATATACAAACCAAGGCAAATCCTTTTTTGCAGCCAAAGTTGCAGCACATCGGTTGATGGACTCCCAAGATAACATTCTTGTGTTTTCCATGGAAATGCCAAGGGGTCAATTCTTGGCTGAAATCATAAAAGAAATCCTTGGTGTGAACGATGATAAATTACTTGAGATGCTACAAACGGAATCTGGTGTCGAATTATACTCAAGAGTGTCATCCATCCTAGACAAACGTATTCGCATTGTGGATGAACCCAATAAAGACATTGATGATTTATTCAAGATTACGGCTGTATGTCAAGCTAATGATTTCTCTGTGGATTTTGTTGTGTTTGACCATTTTCATTTAATCCCAGAGGTTGATGATATTCCTGTTATGACACGCAATGCCAACAAGATGAAAGAATACGTAAAGCAATTCAATTTGGTGTTGTTTATGCTTTGTCAGTTTAATGAAGACTCTCAATCAAACTTCTCAAAAGACAAAAACAAAAAACCATATGAAGCTGTCTTACGTAATATCAAGGGTGCAAACGCACTCAAGGCAATCGCAGACATTATTCTTTTGTTGTGGCGACCGTATAAAACGGATACACAACTCGACTTTGATGAACGTCAGAAAATCAAAAATATTTCCTGTGTAAAGATTGGGAAGTCTCGAAGACCAATCAAGGGATATGCCGATATCTTTCAATTAAAATATAACGAGGAGACATCACATCTCGAAGAAGTAAATTTCTTTAATTAAATTAAGAATTTACACTTGACATTTTACCACTCATGTGGTATTATAATAATGTACTAAGAGTTAGAACTCTCTTGGTTCATAGCCCTCCTTTCTTAACATAGCCAGCGGAGTAACATCCGTTGGCACACATGGGTCGTTGTTGGATACAATCAAGACACTTGAGCTTGGGTTCGATTCCCAAGAGACCCAATAGCATAAGCGGTGCTACCTACCGTGTCACAAGTGAGCGTTACATGTAGCGATAAATCATGCCAGAGAAAACTGTAAACCATCACTAAAGATGTAAAAAACATGACCGCTTTTGATGTGCGGTGTTAAAACATCAAACAAGTTTCTGATAGCCTTGATAAAACTAACAGGGGTGTATGACCTCATAGTCATACCGTCAGATAAGACGATAAAATCATATGTAAAATGTAGAGAACACTCTATATTTACTGTCGTCATTGTGAAGACGTTAAAACTCGCTTGAGCCTGTCAAGCTACAACAGGTACGCTATAGCATCTACCGCCGATGAGTATAGACGTATACAAACATAAGACACGTAGATTGCAATCTTTGCGTGGTCGAAAGATACAGCAAGGACTGTATGGCGGTAGAATATCGAGAGATGGTGTAACGACAGCACAGCCACAAGGGTGTGGCAAGCACAGGTTCAACTCCTGTTCGCTCGACCACATGGATAGTTGGCAGAGTCTGGTTTATTGCGGCAGTCTTGAAAACTGTTGAGCGGAAACGCTCCGTGGGTTCAAATCCTACACTATCCTCCAGAGCCAGATACATATAGTACGCTATTGTATCACCGAATGGGTTACCCAAGGGTTTCTCATTCGGATGGCATTATATGATTCCCTCCTGATGGTTGCATCTTATGTTTGTAACCATTCGTGTCGCCATAGTTTAATTGGTAGAACCCCAAATGGGCGGTACAGGTTCGACTCCTGTTGGTGGCTGCATGTAAAATCCATATGTTGTATATCGGACGTCATATACACGTGTGGTTATCGAGCTGTGGCGATATGAATTATTATGGGTCAGAACGTAAGCTGACACCACAGCAACAACATGACGGTGTTTCTCACAGGTTTCACCCATAAACCAAACCTGTGATTTATTATCAAAAGACCACTTGAGTATTTTCCCTCCTTTCGTACTCAGGTGGTCTTTTTTTTGTTGACAAACACAGATAAATACTGTATAATATACATAGAATGGAAACACAGGGGGTGAATATGTGAAAGAAAATTCATTCGTGTGTCCTGATGGTGAAACCATATTAGTTAAAGACTGTATGAACCAATGTCGGATGCAACAGCGATGTCTAGCAAAACCATTATTGGTAAACGCAAGTCGTCTCAGAGACCTGAATCGGACACACTTTAGTGTCACAGAAGTATTATCTCCTACGTTGTATATGTATCTAAAGGCTAACAATCCTGAGACAATCAATCCGTTTTCATCCATCGCTGCAACTGTGGGTACATCACTTCATGGCATACTTGAAAATTGCTTGCCACAGAATTATGCTGGTGAGTTTCGATTAAATTACCAAGGTCTCACAGGTCAGATGGACTGTATTGACTTAGAGCATCACGTCTTATATGACTACAAGGTTGTCGGTGCATACAAGTGTGCAACAATGATGGGTGGTAGACCGTTGTGGAAACCATATGTAATCACACGTGGAAAACGCAAAGGTGAAACTGAAATGAGACAACAATGGGTGTACGATGGATTGCATCATTATGGAGACTATTGTAAACAACAAAATTTGTATCGAATATTATTGAATAAGCATGGCATACCAATCAATGACATGTTCTTACAAGTGATAATTAAAGAGCCAATCAATACGATTAAAACCTTTAATCTTGATAGACAATGTTATTTGATACCACTACCAAAGATGAATGACCAACGACTTCTTGACTATGCACTATATAAGAAAGATGCCTTGGTTGATGCCATCGCCAACAATAGATTGCCAAAAGAATGTTCTGCAAAAGAACGATGGGTATCCAAGACATATCCATTAGGTCGCAAGTGTCAAGATTACTGTTCTGTTTCATACTGTTGTCCATATTATCAGAAGAAATTACAAAAACTACAGGAGAAAAAACGATGATTAATATTAAAACACAAGAGTTTATGACGACCACTCGATATGTGGTAACGTCAATCAAAAAACAATCACGAACAGCGTTCGTAAATGAAATCAAAGTCGGTGATGAATTCTATATCTGTACCAAGTTGCATGGTGAACGCACCCAAGCAGGGTATCTTGCTCCACGAGTTAGATTATATTTCCCTGACAAAAACAAATACACAAAATATACTACACAAGAACGCATGCAACAAATCTTTGGTTTTAACTTTGATGCAGAACCTGTTAAGTTATTAAGCGAAAGAGAAGACGTATGATTTTAGTCGGAAGAGCAGGCGTTGGTAAGGATACTGTGGCAGACCTATTGGTTGGCAATCTACCGAGATATGCTTTTGCTGATGCCATTAAAGAAACAGTCCAAATTATTCAAGACCAAGGCACAGATGCTGGTATGGAATACTTGGCAGACTTGAGTGGTCATACCACAGATGAAATCATTGGTATTCTACCTGTGGTGCAGACGATTGAAAAAACCGTCTTAGACGGCAAACAACGTAAGCATTTACAATCGCTTGGCAATGGTTTACGAGCAATGTTTAAAGACTTTTGGATTATTGTCTTGCGTAATAAACTTGTGAGAGATAACCCAGATGGATACATTGTGACCGACTGTCGCTATCTTAATGAGTTGCAGATGTTACAAGAACTAGATGTTGGTCTTCCCTGCTACAGGAAGTCAATCTTCATTAGTGCGAATAAAAAAGAACGTATCAAGCGTATGAAGCAACGTGATGGTTCTTGTGATACGACTAGATTGAATGACGTGTCTGAAACATCTGTTGACGAACTCAAGGGGTATTGTGATTATAAGATTAATAACTCTAAGGGATATGCTGATTTGATTGTCTCTGTAGATAAAATCAATATGGATATTCTAAAAGACAGACAGGAGTCAGACAATGGTTAAAGAACTACATATGATTTCCATTATTGATTATCGGACAAATGAATTAAAAGCAGAAATCAGACGACAAATGTTAGATTCCGAGTTATCAAAGGAGCAGGCTGTTAAGTTAATATCTAAGGCATATGATGACATAACAGATACCGTATGCCGTTTATACGACAGAGCAGAGGTTTAATTAATGAAATTAATTTATTCAGCAACAGTTTATGGTGAACCAGTACCACAAGGTAGACCACGGTTGTGTGGTCGAGGACGTTTCGTGAGAGCATATGACCCTCCGAAGTCCAAAGCATACAAACAGTTGATAAAAGACACAATCAAACATCCAAAAGAGGTGACAGATGTGCCACTACTGTTTGAACTTGATATTTATCGTAAAATACCTAAAAGTGGTTCATATAAATTAAGAACAGACATGAGAGATGGTCTTGTGTTGCCGACTAAGAAACCAGATGTTGATAACGTGCTGAAAGGCGTAATGGATGCACTTAGCGGTATTGTATGGCACGATGACAACCAAGTGTGTGATGTCATCTGTCGTAAACGCTATAGTGATAATCCTCGGATTGAATTCAAGGTGTACGATATTACACCATAACGGAGTGAGATACAAATGCTAGAACAAAAATTAACAAATACAGATGGACTTAATAAACTTTGGGGCGAACACCTTGTGTGGTTTGATAGTGTAAAATACCATTTGATTTCTACTGAAGACCCACAATCGGAAGATGTTCGCAAGTATCATAAACATTGGGTTGTATTCTTGACAGGCAATGTCGATGAAGATATTTCTGAAATTCAACGACAAACATTCTTGACAAATGAAACATTGGATGAGTGCTTGTGTGACATCGGTATTGTAGAAGATGACTGTGGTATTGAACCAGAAGATATTGTCAAAAGAGCAACAGTTGATAAAAATGGCGATGTCTCTGAGGACTTATTTCTCAAGGAGCATCTTGCATTAAACAACAAAAATACCATTGCTGTATATGAGATTGCAGACGATAATCAAACGAAAACTGCGAAGATTATCTCTGGTGCGATTGAACACGGATACACTTTAAAAGAAGCCATGATTTGGGCGATGCAACTTGGATATATGGCTCAAGACAAGATTGTCAAACAATTAGAAGACACAATTAGTGCGGTGGAATCATGGACTATTTAGTAATACTTGTAATATTAAAATACATATTAAACATTACATTCACCGTATGGTTTGCATATGTTATTTATGCGGCATTGCGTGAGTGGTACTATTGGTTTAAACATAAATAATACAGGAGATACACATATGATTAAAATTATGGATAAATTATTGGGCGTGACGATGTTGGCTGGTATGTTGTTATTCTTGGGTGTTCAACCCTCGCATGCATACCCTCTACTAGCAAATGTATCAGCCTATACAGAACATGGAACGATGGCAAACGGTGAGTGGACACACGAGGGTGCAATCGCAGCAGATGACTTACCGTTTGGTACACATGTAATTATCAATGGTCGTGAATATGTTGTAAAAGACCGTTTTGGCGGTGGTTATTCTAATGCAATTGACATTTGGATGCCATCATATGACGAAGCCATTGAATTTGGTCGTCAGTATTTGACTGTGGAAGTCTTATTGTAACAGGAGGAATTATGTCAAAAAGAACACGTGGTTTTGAATGGGTATCACATCTACCAGGAGTTGCAAAATGTCCTGTAAGGGGTTCAGTCCACAGTGCTGGCTATGATATTTGTGCTATTAAAGATTATGTAATTAGACCAAACCAATCAGTAGTCATTCATACTGGTGTTAAAGCGTATATGCCGAAAGATGAGTACTTAGACTTACGTGTACGTTCAAGCCTTGGTATTAAACGTCAATTAATGCTTGCGACAGGTGCATCCGTTATTGATTCTGATTACTATGATAATCCTGATAACGAAGGTGAGATTATGGTTGTATTGCACAATTATGGGTCTGTAACACAAAAAATCGAAGCAGGAGAACGTATCGTACAAGGTATCTTTACTAGGTATTACTTGGCAGATAATGACAACGTAACTACAAAACGTACAGGTGGCACAGGGTCTACAAACAAATAATAACAGGGAGAAAACACATCCATGTATAAGCGATATATGTTTTTAGTGGATATGTTTAAGAATGGGGAGTTGTATCGTGTTTCTATATATGGTCAAAACAGGGAATTGATACAACAATATTTATACTCAATTTCACCAGAGGTTATATTCTTGCGTGAAGACGAGGAAACAGATAAACAACAAAAGAAACGCACCAAAGGTAAGTTCCGCTCAGTATATTACAACGGAGAAAACATTGGAACAATCGTACAATGTGAATTTCGTGTTGACCGTTGCCAATCCATTGGTGAACGCTCTAAGAAATTAACAGGTGTTGATGAAAGATATACGGTGGTCAAATGAATAAACTAATGAATTTCTTTTGCAGCAACGCAGATGTGTTGACCGCTGTACACGAGTTTGATAATCGCATGTCATTTCAAGAGTTTAATCAAAATCGGATTTCAAACAAAATTATTCGTAAGTTAAAACGTTATAGAGAGTTTGATTATGAACGCTCACCAGAAGATATTTTGATTGAACAAGAAGAATTGACCGAGATGACATATGCGTTTTTACAACTACAGAATAAACTTGGGTCTGCGAACATGAGCCGTTTAATCATGCGATATGGCTATAAGATGAAAGTCAAAGACATTGCCATACAGTTTGGCGAATACAAGATGTTGACATCAAGACGTCTCAAGAAGGCATACAAGATGGCTAAAGAAATCATTGAGCGATTAATTGACGAAGGTGTTCTCGACAAAGAAGTCTTATACCAAGACGTTCGATACTATGAAGCAAAGACACCAACCATTAAAGTAAATTATCCTTTTGACTCTGCACGAGAGACATTTAAACGCATGTACAAATACGCAGGTGAGCAACGTCCGATGACAACTTGTAAAGCCATTGAATATCTTGACGAGTCATTTGGTGATACAAACACTATTTGTAATTTCTGCGGCAACCAATGTTCTCGCAAGAAAACCATGGAGGAACGAACTTGAATATTGCTGAACAGTCATTTAATTTAAACAAATTAGATGTCCGTGTGGAATCAGACCGAGCGTTTATTGCTGATGTGTCAGATATTCACGTTGGAAACGTCTACCACAACCGAACGAAATTTGAAGATTTTATCTCAAAGGTTAAGTCTATTGATAATCTATATTTGATTATCGGTGGTGATTCTACTGATAATGCCACCACGTCATCCGCATCATCTGTATTTGAACAATCGGAACACGGTGGAGACCAAGTACTGACTGCTTACAAGCTGTTAGAGCCGATTAAAGACCGTATTTTATTTTGCCGAAGCGGCAACCATGGATATGAACGTGCGTTGAAACACAACCGTTTAATTCCTGAGCAGATGCTGGCGGAATTGTTGGGTGTGCCGTTTTACCATGGTATGGCTTCTGTATTCTTTAATGTCAATAAGAACTTATATGTGCTTGGTACATGGCATAACTCAAAGAAACCTGATAAAATGGAATGGTTGCATACCGATGTTACATTCTACGAACATCTACATAAGACAACTTATGAGCGGACACTCGTGGCAGAACCAAATCGCATTGCCAAATGTTGGTCTTTGATTGAACATTATGATGTACAGACTGGCTCATTCTTGGGTTGGGGCGGCTATTCTGCTGACAAGGGTTATCGTCCAAACGACAGTGGAACGTCTGTGGTTGAATTCTCTGGTGAACGCAATAAGAAGTCTATTCGAGTTCATGACAGTATTGACCGACTGTTAGAGCTAGAAGAGTTACGAAAGCGTGTATCGGATGGCAACAAATAAAAAGATAACCAAACGCAAACGCAAGCCGTCTATCCCAAAGACACCGCTCGATGCAATACATAAGAAGTGTCGAGAGTGTTGCTGTGGTACTCTTGAAGAAGTTCGTTTGTGTGAAATCACGGAATGTGCCTTATGGCATTACCGATTGACGGAAGATTAATTTCTTCCGTCTTTTTTATTTGTTGTTGACATATGTTTTTAACCGTGGTATTCTATATGTAATAAATCTATTGTTTGAAACACAGGAGGTACATATGTTACAATCTAAATATTTAACACAAGATAGTCTTGAGATTTATTTTAGAGAATGCTATAGACTTGGATTCAATTATATATTTTATAATACGGATAAACGTTGTTATGTACTATCTAAAGAAAAACCAGTGCTAGGTCTGACATTTACATATTGTAATGGAGAGCAACATGTCTTATCCTCATATTTCTCTGAGGTAGTATTAAAAGATTTGTTATCTGACAGACGATATATTAAAATTGATGAACATATTAATGTAGTCGATTGGTCTCAAGTGGCTGTTGATACACCAATTTTTGTAAGAAGTAGTATCGAAGAAGATTGGAGTCGTAGACATTTTGCTAAGTATAAGGACGGAAAAGTGTGTGCATGGTCTTATGGTAAAACATCGTGGAGTGAAGAGACGTTCAGTGCTTGGAAATACGCCAAACTAGCGGAAACAAAAGATTGATACTGTGGGAGACACACAAGGTGTCTCCCTTTTGTTTTTTACAAAAGATTTAAAAATAAGCATTGACACCATAATATTATCGTGTTATTATAAAACCATAGATAAAACATATTATTCAACAGGAGGAATGAATTATGGAATTAGCACACGTAAAATCTTTTGTTTCTAACGAGTGGTTTGTTAAGACAGAAGTATTGCCACCAAGCTGGATGCACACAGAACGGCAACAATGGTGGTTTTCATTTCCAAATGATTTATGTGCATCGGTATTGCGTGGGTCTACAACATATGGCGGTCGTCATGGTTTATTCGAACTAGCTGTTATGTTTGGTGGTCAGTGTTATTATGGCACTCCAGTTACAAGCGATGTCCTTGGTCATCTAAATGAGAGCGAAGTTCTCGCTACGCTGGACAAAATCGCATCCCTTGTGGAAGACGAAGATGGAGATTGGGTGTATGCTCGGTAACAATTGGGGCGGTGGTCGCAAGATACCACAAAAGCGTGAGTACTACTTGGAATATGGCGATGGCTTTGACAATGTATTAAACAAATGTAAATCCCTGTGTGGATGTCATAAGTGTGGCTCAAAGCCAATCCCAATTCTACAACACCAGCGTTCAAAAGATGAACATTGGATATACTTATGTTGCCCCAAGCATCCTAAGAACCGCACATACATTAATTTGGATTACACCGCCATGTATAAGGCATGGGAATTTTTACAAAAACAGGAGAAGAATTATGGATAGAAAACTAAAAGAAAAATTATTTATGTTTATCGACATCGCATCTGTATTTATTACCCTTGGGTCATTTATTCAAGTGTTTATCTTTGGTAATCAAGATTGGTTTGGAGCAATGTTATTATGTTTGGCAATCTCTTGTTTCTTACCATTGTTTGATTAACAGGAGGTATATATGCGTTTCAGTCAAGCGTATGAACAATTGCTATATGGTGCAGCCATCCGCAGATATCATTGGGGTGCAAACCAATATCTACGCATGAAAAATCATCAGCTATATATGTATGCTAATGGTACTCAACAAAAGGTTGACTGCATTAAGGCTTCTGCCATTGTTGCAACTGATTGGCAACTATGCGATGACACATGCCAATCAACACGAGTGCCAAAAGAAGATTTACTACAGTATTTACAACAGTTAAACGAGTCATTATAAACACAGGAGGACATATGAAAACATCGGTTAGAATTAACGGAGTGGTCATTGAAGACTCCATTAGAAAAATTGAAGAATCCTCTGTATTGGTCGATAAGCTGCTGGAGACGTTCAATAACACGGCATTTACATCCGTTGAAGACGTCATGGTTTACTTGTATAGACTTAAAGAAAACATGAGTACTAGACATCAATGGAAACACAAGCATCTTAGAGGTTTATTACGACAACAGAATATTCGTTTGTGTGACTTGTCAGAACGCACAGGTATTAATTCCGCTACGTTGTCTCTAAAGATGAATGGTAGCAAACCATGGACTGAATCAGACAAAGATGCTATCTTGAGTGTCCTTGGGTTGCCATATTCAAAACAATTGGATAAAGAACTATTTGAAGCACAGGAGAAAAACTAATGTTTAGATATGGAGATATAGTCATAGAAGATACTTTAGAAAAATCGGCTCTAGACAATAATCCGCTGATGTTTATCCAGGAAGTTCTCGTGGATAAAAACTATTGTGTAGTCTATGATTTATTTGCAAATAGATTAAATTTTATGCCTATAAAAGACTTAACACCTAGGGTACAATTTATAGGATTACAACTATTGGAAATCAATCCAAAATATATTAGGAATGATACTGTTCGTTGTCAACTAGAAGTATTTATGAATCAACAGGAACAGATTGCTATGCAAAAATATGTATTTCTTAAAGGCACTATAGACAGAGGAGTCACATTAAATATAAACAATAAAAAATGGACTCCATCAGGTGTGTACTTTCAACCATATGACAGAGTGTATTGGCAAGACATGATTGTTTTTACAGGGTGGTCATCCATAGGGTATACCGACGACATTCTGTTGTCAACACTATTGCCTAATAGTAGATATTTAACAAACCTTGTGGAGATAGACTAATGAGAACACAATACACAGTCCAATGGTCTAACAGCTTAACCAATGAGTTGCATACACACGGAACTTATGATACAATAGATTTGGCAATACAATCAATCAAAGATTGGTGGAAAATCAATGATTATACTCCAAAGTATATACGTGTGATAGACCATGGGGATAACCTTATGATTGACTATGGATTGCACTATTGCTTTTATTCTATTGTGCAAATTACAGGAGGAATGAATGAATAAAGACACAAGTCCATACCAACGAGTTCATGAAACGATGTCAACTATTGCAAAGGGCGTTGGTAAGAATACTACTGATATAAAACTTAATGAAAAGTCTTTAGAAGAGCTATGGCTGGCAAACCAAAATACTATAAATGCGTTAGAGAAAATTAATAGTGTACTCGACAGTAATACTGAGTTGCATAGATTACATGCACAACATATAGCCAAACATCAATTACAAATTCAAGAATTATCAGAAGAAATCAGACATACAAAACGAGCATTGTTGATTTACATATGGGTTGTCATTGTGATTAACCTTGGTTTTCTTGTGTATTCTATAATGTAATATCATGGGTGTAAAATGAGTAATACGTATGATAAAATTATGAAAATGCTGTGTGAGAAACCATTTGACGAAATAGATAAAGAGCATCAAGATTTATTATTCCATCTATGGTTAATTGAAGAAAACAACCAAGACTTAGCAGAATTTTGTCTTGACTCTTTTGGGTCTTACGAATATATTGAGGAATGGGATGAACTCATAAATACAACGATTTACAATCATGTGTTATTTAAAAATATCAAAGATAACACACTTCACATCTTAAAAAGCACATATGACCCTAAAGCATATGAATTTTACAACTTTCAGTTCTATCAAGTACAACGTAAGCTGGTACAAAAGTATGAATACGAAAGGGTTTAGCATATGAATGGATTATGGGATAAGAACAATGGTTATCAACCTCCGTTTGACCGCTTGTGTCAAAAAGTGGAAGAACAAGAGAAAATTATCAAAGAATTAAATAAAAGAATTGACGCTTTGGAATAATCACCCAAGAAAGATTTTAGCAGTATAGCACTGGATTGGTTAATGATTTTTACTGTTGTTTCAGTTGTGCTCTGTTGGGTGATTATTCCTGCGTTTAGTATTTGGTTTAAATAATAGGGAGGGTAAGTATGCATTCAGAATTCGATAAGATTGTGTCTATGGAGTTAAGCCGTAATGTAGACCAATTTGTCAGACAAAAGGGTTTTAATAAAAACTTTATCTTAGATTGTTTTATTGAGGAAGAATTCTATTTAGATGATGCCATAATGCATGTCGCAGACGAAACCAAAGAAGAAGACGGTCGTATTTACTTTTCCGTTACCAACACAGAAACCAACGAGAAACAATGGATTGAGCTGCATGACTTAATCGACAGAATTCTTATGGTAGATAAGTTATGATTTTTAGGAGGTATAATATGTATTATTTAAGTGATTGTAGAGATTTGCCAAAGATTAAACGTATTGAAATTCAGCCATTCGATGATGACTTAGATATTGAAGTCATTTGGGTTAAATCTGAGGACGATTATAGTGTAGCCATGAGAGAAGTCTTAGAAGTGGTTAATGACATGTTTAACCTAGACTTAACAATCAAACGTGAAAATAGTCAAGATTATCTATTTGATGGTGATAAACGCATTGAATATGTTAATGTCGGATGGGAGTGCGAACATAATTTATGTTATGATTTAATTGTTTTAGCACGTTATTTAGAAGATAAAATTATGGATATAGAAATTGAGTAAATTATGAAAAACAAAAAATACATGTGTAAGCTATTAAATACTAGTTATCTGAATTCTACAGAAAATCAACTAAATAAACTGTTTAAAGACGGCTGGTTCTTCCATAGCGTATTTACTGTTGGTCTAGCTCATGGTGGTACAGCCGATTATGTTGTGCTATATAAGCAGGGGGACAGATGGAATTAAAAACAGAAGCTATTATAAAAATAAAACAATTAATCAAACGAGTACAACAAGCAGATGACGACTATGAATTTGAGTATGTAACTGTCGAAGAGGTTAATTTCTATAATGAGTCTTTTTGGGAATTGGTTATATTAATTGAAAATGCTACAGGATATAAATTATATGGAGAGGATACATGCGAGTAGAACTACAGAATTATACATCATTAAACACATCTGCACATGCGATGGGTCAATGCTATGGCAAGACAGTAGATGAAAACGCATTGGTTCGTGCCATCCGTAGTGGACATTTGTCTCTTTTAGAGCATACAATCGTATCATTTGACATCGAAATGTCTCAAAAGTGTTTGGCTCAAATCACACGTCACAGACATTTGTCTTTTACCGTAAAATCAACACGTGGTACAAACTTTGGTGATGCATCGTGGTTTGACAACACGGAACACCCTGAGATTTCAGACGACATGGGTAAGCTTATTAACAAGTTAATAGAAAACCAAATTATCGAATACAGGCGTTTGATTCAATCAGGTGTTCCATATCAAGTTGCAGCATATGTACTACCATTGGGAACAAACGTAACAATGACCGTGAGTGGCAACCTGAGGGCATGGATGGAGTATTTACCAAAGCGACTCTGCAAACGAGCATCCACAGAACATCAACAGATTGCACGTTTGATTTTTGAACGCTTGAATTACTTGTATCCGTCTATTGTGAATTTGGAAATGCTTGGTATGTGCATTGGGTGTAAAGAAATCTCGTGTGACTTTACGTCTCACAAGAAACAGCCAAAAGAACCAGTTGTATTGGATTTAAAACAGGAGAAAACACATGAATAAATTAGTACTTGGATTCGCAGCATTATTGGCAGTTGTTTTAACTATTGGTGCTGTGGTGACAAAAATCGTATGGATTGCCACATTTAGTGCATTTGTATTAGCTTTAATTGGATTGTTTGGTGTGACCATGAGTGTCGCATGGGGATTACTGTGGTTTGCACTCAAGTTGACATTGGGCATGTTCATTTTGTTAGTCATTGGTAAAGTCCTTGGCGACAACATGAAAGGGTAAACATATGGATTATAAATTATATACCATTAGCATGCACGGCAATTTTTCAATCGAGAAAGACTTTGTGGCACAGTCTAAAGAAGATGCATACTCTTTAGCAGAAGAATTTCTTGATGATTTATATCTAAGTAGTATGAATTTTGATGACGACTTTGACTCAGTTATTTATAGCACAGTAGATATTGTATCAGAAATACAGGAGGACTTATAATGCAAACATATGAAGTAGAAATTAGCGGTGAACTATGGGGTACGGTTCTTGTTGAAGCAGAGTCAGAAGAAGCCGCAGAACAATACATCAATAATCTACCACTCACCACAGACATTATAACTTTATTACAAATGGATTTAGATGCTGATGTTTCAAATATTGGTGTTGAATCTGTCAACGAGGAATAACAATGGATGTAAAAATACCGTTTCAACCAGGTGATATCATTCAACATAAAGACGGTGGTTGTGCCATTGTCAATCATGTGAATGAGTACTTGTGCCTAGTCGGATGCTTCAATAGCACCACAGCATATACCCTCGGTGAAGGAGACTTTGAGATATGGCATAAGATTGGCACATATGACTTAACCAATATTGCATCCGCCATCAAACAAGCTAAAGATGAATACATTGACATACAAACTCAAGTTAATATGGCACTTCAAATCATGGGTCATACATATGCTCATGCAGGCGACTCACGCAGAACTTTAATTGGAGACACAATTTCTGTAAATAAAGAATTAAACAAAGTTTTTATTCAAGTGTATCCTGATATTGGAGACCCATATACGTCCGAGCCAGTATTAGATATTATTAAAAGATTTGACATAAAAATTTAAAAATAATTGTTGACACACAAAACCCCAGCTGATATAATGTAGTCAACAGGTAAATAAAACACCTGTTAAACATTAGATTATCTGGGGTTTTTATTCTTTGGAAAGGAAGGAGCAATATATGAACCTAATGCGAGAAATCACAAGAGAATGTGACCAACGAACAAAAACAATTAAACAGATGACACAAAACGGTCAACGATTGTCAACACAGGATAAAAAATCCGCACGGACATTAATCGGTAATGCAATCAAATGGGATTGCGACCGTGCAGCATTTGCATTAAGTTTGGCTTTGGATGAAAACATGGCGGTGGTTTAATGCAACCGACAGAAAAAGAACTCAAGAAGATTATGCGGTCTCTAAAGGCTGGTCGAAAGTTGTTAAAACAGGCAGAAAAGCCAAAGAAATTATCTCAAGAAGAAAAACAACGGCTATGGCAAGAACAAGCCAAATTATTGCATGACCCATATTGTGCATGGTATTGTGCAATGGTACGTGATATTATTTTAAGAAAGCAGGATTAATTATGTTATTTAAACTTAGTTTAGACACAAGTACACACTTTATTAGAAGTTTCTCTTTCGATGCACAGGCGTCAAAATTAATTATTCTTGATAACGAGCTTAGCGGATTATCCATTCATTTGCCAGTTTCTAAAGTCGAACCTGTGTTGTTATCTAAAATGTTTAATACAATGACTCACCAACTTATGGAAGATGCCATTGAAACCAACAAAGGTTATGTATACTTGAATTTGAGAACCTTTATTGAAAACTATGAGAGTGCTTTGAAGGAAACCTATCATAGAAAACGTAAGGTCTATGAGTTATAAACGCAGGAGGGTCTTATGTCTAAATTACCGGAGTTTTTACAACATATGACATGCTTTGATGGTAGACAATCGCAATCAGCAGAAGAATTCCTAAAGGGTTTCTATGCAAGAGAAGCAGAACGCAGAAAACATATGAAAGTCTGCACTGGTTGTGGTAAATGGTTTACACCGACAGAGCCTGGTCAAGAATATCATAATGATACGTGCCGTCAGAAGCACTATAGTAGATTATATCAACAGCAACGTCAAGAATTAATTGACGAGGAATTACGAAACGGAGGATGGGTTTTATGACAGACAATCAAATTACAAAAGAAGAAATTATTGACGCCACAGCCAGCTATTATTTGACTTACTATATGAATAAAATTGCAACTAATATGGAGTCAAACAAAACTAAAGAACCAAATATTGTACTACACCACTTGAGATATTCTATGTATAAATCGTTGCTAAAAACTATTCAAGACCAGCATTTGTCGATTTATGGTTTACAACAACAGATTGCCGAATGGAAAACCATTCGTAAAATTAAAGATATTAAACTATTGTTGCCAAACGCCAATACAGAGGAACTAACGAAAGCTGATTTACAGAATGTCCGTTTGTTAGTACGTGAGATAGACCAAATTGTAAAATTAGTAATAACTCAACTAACTAAGGTATTGGACAAATGCGATTCTTTGGTTGATAAACAAGAACCAACACAGGAGGATAACTAATGGAAACGCAAGATTTAAACGAAATAATTAAACAACAGAACGAAATTATTGCGGTTAAAGACTCTAAGATTGAGATTCTGGAAGAACACATCGGTGAGCTAAAGAATAAAATCAGAAACCTCTCAGATGAAGTCTTTTGGCTTGAATACGATAAGTCTTACCGCCAACAGGAATCAAAAGAATCTCATGACTGGTTCGGACTTGTTATGTTTATTGTTGCTCTAGGGGCAGTTATGGCAATGGTGATGTTATGCCGATAAACAATAATAAAGATTTTTGGGATACAATGTTTAATGCCTTGTATAATACATCAGAACAAGATTGGAGTGACTTTGTGAAAACATTTGACGAGCAACATAAGAAAAATACAAATGTTATTCAATGGTTTTCTAAAGGATATATCTTTAAGGGCAACCAAAGATTACCTATTGATGAAAAACTATTGGTAAATAAATACATATGTTTTTATATGAAAGAAAATACTCCAGATGCTGACAGCGGATATCTTATGTCTACTAAAGAGTTGCAAGCTTTGGGTGATTTCTTAGGCGAAAATCAAGATATTTTTACAGAAAACATGAATTCTCAAACCGCAGCACTATATAGAGATTCCTTGGAATGGCTTCAAGCAGCACTTGACTTAAATAAGACTGGTTGCGAAGTTTATATTAAAGTTGTGAAGGAGTAATCTTATGAACACAAAACAAGAGCTGATAGAACAAATATACTCCATAGTTACTAAACTAGAGTGTAAGACTTTAGTACGGCTAGATAATATCTCTTTAGTAATATTCCATAATGTTCTCGGTGACTATGGAGAACTATTATCTAAGAGAGATATTTATGTATATGATAACGAAGTATATCTTGGTAGTATTTATGATGAATGTGATGGTATTTATTACAATGGGTTTGATACTATAGAGGAGAAACCATTGTTAAAATCTATTATAGAGCAACTACAGACCAGACAGGAGGATTAAATGCATCGGTATCACATTAGATTGACCTATGGGAACACAACTAAAAGTATTACAGTTGTTGACCTACGTGGGTTACATGACTTTTCTACACGGTTAAAAATACTATTGTCAGAAAAAAAAACATCTGTATTTTTACTAGATGAAACAAGCATGGAACAACAACCGCAGACACCACGACTTGTCAACATAAGCACAGCAGACGAGATTCTAATAAGCGAGGTGTCTCATGACAGTAAGACAACTAATTGATATTATTAATCTATACCCAGATGAGATGAATGTCTACGTGGAATTTTACGATGGGTGGGAAGAATATCTGTCAAAAGAAATTGACGTCAGAGAAGATTATGAATACATAGAATGTTATGGCACAGATAAAACTTGTTTGCATATCACTGGGTCTAAAGAATATTAACAGGAGGAACTAATGTACGTAACTAATGAGCAAGAGTGGTGTTGGACTACAGATGACACCTGTGGTATACCACAGAATTCTATTGAAGATGCTATTAGAAATTTCTATGAAGACGACTGTGATAATTTGGACTACCCATTAGTAGAAATCGGTCATCCATCATATTATATACCACAAATGTTTGATGCGGAATCTCTTATGTGGGATATGAATGATAAAATCGCAGAAGAATTTGATATTGATTTCAACGATGAATTAACGGTAGACCAAAACTTACAGCTAGAGGACTTATTGCAACAGACTTTATATAAGTTCTTAAAACAACATAATCTACATGAGCGTGTATGGACTGTGTTTGAGTCTAAAGAATATAATCCTGATGACTATGGTATTAGTCGCACAGATTATGATTATTCACAGGAGTAACACATGTTTCAAAACTACTTTAAAATAAACGATTTGATTGAATCTATGGAAAAACCTGATACTATTTCATTAGGCGACTATTTAGTAACCGTTAAATACAATGTTTGTACTCCTTTTGGTAAATTACTGTATGAAAAAGAAATTGTCATTCACAAGAATAAGACTGTCGCTTTTTATATTCAGATAGACGACAAAGGTTTCTACCTCAGTGGATACAATCCAGAGTTTCAATCTGAACATGTATTAACAGATGTTGTTGATAAATTAACAGCACTTACAAGAGGATAATAATGACAGAACCTAAGAAACTCACAAAAGAAGAACGCAAGAAACAACATCGGATACACGAGCAGCGAATAAGCTTGTTTAAACAAATTGTTGAACGCATTATGAGATACCGTCAATTGGTTGATAAAGACTTTGGTGTTCCCAACGCAAGTCATAATATTATCCGTTTTATACGACAATTCAATGAGGATGGCGAGCATACGCATACACTGGTGGTGTTATACGGATGTATGGGTCAAGCGTTGATACAAGTGGAATTTGATGACTATTACTTGTGTGGCGACTTTAAGTATTTATCGTATGATTACAATTTAATGGATTCTATTTTAGATGAATACGCACGTAAGTATAAATTCCCAGGATATAATATTTAAACAGGAGGAATTTCATATCTAAAAAACCAATGCTTAAAATACAAATGGATTTAACGCCAGATATTATACAAGATATTAAACACTTGTTTTCTATGCAGGAGTATAAATTTTCAGAAATTAAAGCACCTGTTATATCTGGTGGAGTAACACCTGAACAGGTAACCACAAGGTTGATGCAAACAAGACCAATTGAAGAACCTGAGATGATTAAAACCTTAAAAACACCAAAGGGTCTTATTAAAGTTGGTGATGTTGTCGTTTATAATACTACTAATAACACAGCATATATCGGCACAGTCAATAATTTTATCGATAATAAAATCTATATTGCAGATTCTATACTAATCAGTATCTTACAGGGGATTAAGGTATCTAGGGGAACTATATATAGTTGTTCTAAAGATGACATAGGTACTGTTATACCAAAAACCAACGACCAAACTCCAAAAAATTAAAAACCAAAATTTAAAAATTAAGATTTCAAAAATAAGATTTAATACCATTAGACACCATAAATTTTAAATAAATGTGTTGACATCTTATAAAGTCTATGGTATTATACTTATAGACAACAGCAACAGAAATCTATGGAAACAAAAATCACCACCATATACAGAATATCCACATAAAAAACTATACTCCTATAAGACAAAATAAATTATCAACCACATACAAAGCATTAAACAGCTGTTGTCTACACAAGAGACCACTTGGGTTTATCAAACAGATGTATCGCCATGTGCGGCATCACATATGATACTCCTGGTGGTCTTTTTTTTTGTTGAGCTAGTGTTTTTATATACAAATCCACGACTTAACAATATATAACAATTATCACATATGATATTTTGGTGATACCATCTCATGTTTAATACTATGCAAGCATGGGTTGCAATACATATGCTTATTGCCTTACATCGTCACAAGTCATGGAATTAATAGTTTAATAACCACATATATCTTATGAGACAAAACCATTGATATATATCACGCATAAAACGCTTGTATTTAACATGTGTGGTGTGTTTGCTGTGGATTACATATAAGTATATCACCGTGGTATCACGCATGCCATATAGACCATATATAATGATTTTTATTGGTATA